TGCAGATGGATGCTGCGTCGTATCAGTCCTACAAAACCGGCGGCAACGCCGCTTTGCTTTCACAGTCAAAGAACGTAACCGATGCCCTACCAAGTGGCGGCGTCGTGTTCGTGCGTGACGGCGTGAATGACCACGTGTGCGCCGCGCTGAAGAAGGCGGGCATCATGGTCGTGCGGCGTGTTCCTGAGTCCACCATGCGTGCGCTGAGCCGTGCTACGGGTGCGACCATCCATCAGACACCTTCCGACGCGAGCGAGGCTACACAGGCCACCGTGCGCCGTGAGCGGCACAACGACGTGTGGTACCTGTTCGTGGAGAACGACCATGAGAGCAACGAGGCTACCCTCGTTCTGCGCGGTGCGACGACGCACACGCTTGACGAAGTGGAGCGGGGCTTCGATGATGCCCTCGGCGTCGTATCGCTTGTCATGCGCGACGGCAAGGTGGTTGTGGGCGGTGGCAACGCATACGCTCGCATGGCGATGCATCTGCGTACTCACGCAAGCACCATCGGTGGACGCGCTCAGATGGCGATTGAAGCCTTCGCTGATGCCTTGGAGTCCATCCCTGCTACCATCGCTGAGAACGCGGGTCACGACCCCCTTGACACCATCCTCGCCATGCGACACGAACTGATGAGCGGCAACGTGCTTGCAGGCCCGGACGTGGAGAACGGCGGCGTGAAGATGCTTGACGAAGTGGTGGAACCTGCCGCGCTTGTACGTCAGGCCGTGCTGAGTGCAGCCGAAGTCACCAACGCCATCCTGCGCATTGACGATATCATTGCACGACGGGGTGTTGAGTGATGGCTAAAGTGAAGCGTTTGTATGACCGAATCCCTGCTCTCATCATGTGGCTCTTCTTCGGCTATCTCGTCGTTGTGAACAGTCAGTATTCGGCTGAAACCTACACCAATTATCCGGGTATGGAACACATCACGCTGAATACGCTACGTCTTGGGTACGCAATTATTGGTGGTGCAATTTTCGACTTTTTCTTTCTGTCTATTCGTGACCATCACTACCGTACACAGGAGTTGCTGAAGCCTGTTGTTTTTGCCGAGGATGATGAGTGATGGCTACCTGCATCAGTTGTAGTCGCTCATGCTTACAGGAGCATCTGATTGACGGTGATTGGTGCATTGACTGTTGGGACCGTGAGTACGATGGGGAGACTCCTTGACCGCCTCAAATCAAAGTGCAGGCGATGTGGGCATTGGCATATCCCACGTCGTTTAACTGCGAAGTATTTGGACGAAACACAAGAGCGAATCAACCTGTACCAATGCCGCGAATGCGGGCACTATTGGCCTACGCAGCCATCCAAGCCTGTACCTGAGCAAGCGTAGGTGCGGCATCAGGCCAATCGTCAGGCCATGCTTCAGGACAGTACACGTAGTCGCCATCCCATCCTACTACGCCATATTCGTGAAATGGAAAATCAGGGTATTGCTCAGCAAGTGCATCAGGCATTGTCTTCATTTATTTCACCTCAAGCAATCTTGAACACCAACATTTCAGCGGTGTTTGTGTTCTTTGCGGAGCCGGAGTTTTGGTACGTCGTCACACCAAGTTGGTCACCCGGATTCAACACAATGACCTGACGTAGTGTACGACCATTACCACCGACGATTTCCCCACCTGCATCCCAATTTTGCAACCCACTATTCAGTACCCAACGTGACTGATAGAAGTTTGATGTAGTAGCGGTAAAAGCCGACAAGGACACACGGACTTCGACAATATACGTTCCGGGGTCAACAACGATGAAACCGTTGCTCGCTCCTGCCGCATAACCGACAATCGGTGATGTAACACCAACCGAAGCAGTACCAAGCGGAATGTTCGTGTGCGTAGTATTGTTGATTGATGTAGCGGCAGCGTTCGTAGCAGCATACACCATCGTCACGGTACCTGCGGGTACACTCGTCAAGTAGCCTGCCGCCGCATGGTCGCCCCATCCGTAGGCGGTTTCGCCCTGCGAAATGTCGCCACCACCTGCAACCGTCACACCTGCTGCGGGATGCGCGGTGAACACAGGGTCAGTCTCAGTCACGGACACGGCACCAAGCGCGGTGTCAATGCCGCTCAGGTGACCTTCAACGGTGGCTGCTGAGGGCGTGTAGTTCGCTGCACTTGCCGCAGCGGTCACTTGGCTATCGTCAACAGTCAGCGCAGCCTGATGCTGCGTGACGGACGACTGTGTGATGTTGGCGTCAGGTACATTGGCCCACGTCACCGCAGCGGTCAAATCGTTTGTTTCAGACTGAAGTGCAGAAGCAATCAAACCACGTTCAGCAGTCGTGATGATGGCACCTGAGCCTGCGTCAGTCACGTCGCTGAGTTCGGTGACGCTATCCGTAGCGTGAATTACCTTCTTGTCGGTTCCCTCATCGTCCGTGAAATAGAGGCGATTTGGTGCATCGTTCTTGACCCAAAGCAGACCTTTCGCGGCTACGGTGGAGTGGCCTGTGGCTGCGACGTTGGCTTTCTCATCAATGACTAAGCCGGTTGGGTCAATCAGACCACTTACGTTGAGTTTGCCGGTGATGGTAAGTGCAGCGGGGCTTGAGGTCCACGTAAGGTTTGCATCGCTTGTGAACCCGCCTACGCCGTCAGACAACTGCACGTAGCCTGAGCCGCCGTGTGCGTTGGGCGACACCGCACCACTTGCGAAGATGACGCTTTGCCAATTGGTACCGTCGTACACAAAGACACCGGCTTCCTTGCCGTCCAACACCGCGCCAAGCCCACCGTTGTCGAAGGTGATGGCGTTGGTACCGTGGGCTGCGTGGTTGCTCACGAAGACCGTGTGGCCCGCAGGGAACGTGCCGGTCGGGTTGAACTGATGCGCAGCCGTAGGCGTGATGACGAATACATTACTCTCATTGAACGTGAACGTCGTGGTGGTGCTTGGCGTCAGGGACTTGATGCCCGATGGCCCAAGCACATGCGTATGCCGCGTACCGCCGCTATCCTTGGCTGAATAGTATAGGAGTGAATCGCCGTCAGCGTTGTACGATTGCCATAGCGCACCCATGCGGCTACTCGCCAAGTTACCCGCTTCGTCGCCGGAGTGTACCGTATCAATGTCGGTAACTGCGTTGGTAGCAGCAACCGAGCCACTTGTAACAGGAGTGAAGTAAATTGGTGACGGACGAGCGAATACACGCTTGTCGTTGCATTCTTGAATGTCCATCTTGAGGTCGCCACCTGCGCCGTTATACACGACGCGCAACGTAGCAAGGACGCAGGTGTTCTTGTTCGTCAACGAGCCGGGTGCGTTGAGGAATGCAGACGGCGAGGTGGGGTAGGTGTTGCTTGCCGTGGTGACAGGCGTACCCATCTCCCAATACACATTGTCGGGCGTACCACCGTCTGATGAGACGTACACCACAACGAGGGCTTCCTGACCCGATGTAAGGGCCGTAGGCGAGCCTGTCTTGTGTACGCTTGTGGTGGTGATAGGCACATCAATGCTACCGGAGTGTCCGCCTGCGAATGAGTACAGTACGCCGTCAAGGATGGCCGTACCGCCCGTGACGCGGAACGTGTACGTGTTCGTCACTTGGTCGCACGTACCGGGTAGGTTCTCAGGCACGTCACGGTCGCTATCACCGTACGCGGTGTCCTCTTCAAGCAGAATCCCGTTGCCGTGGATTCCCTCAAGGTAGTTCGTCATGGTCGGACTGAGGATATGGTCCCCGTCCGTCAGTCCATCAACGGCGGTAGCCGTGCCGGTCAGCGTCAAGTTGGCCTTCGTGTGGCCTGAAAGTGGGTTGCCTGTCATCATTCCACCTCAATTACAATCTGAATCTTCATTTCATTGGACCCATTTTTCGTGAAGGGTGCAATGTTGAATCGTGCCACCGGAAGGAAGTCGTTGGTGTCGCGCATCTGCACGTACACTTCGCGCAGCGACTCGCTGAACGATTCGTCAAAGGGCACGGTTGCTTCGATTAGGACTGAAGAATCGTCAACGATGGTCACCGCAGGTACGAGCGTGATGGCGGGTCGGCCTGCTGAACCGTCGTCGCTCGTCGCGGGTGTGCCGTCAAAGCCGAGCGTCACCTCGTTGATGTTCGCGGCCACCGTCTCAATCAACAAACGGCGCAGATGGTTGGAGACAGGCATCACATACCCTCCCATATGCCGCTCGGATGACTCCAAACCAATTTTTCCGGGTCAAGATTCGCTTGATGTTGTGCAAACGTCTCTTCAAAATCCAACGGTGCTGATTCGTATTCATCTTCGTGCATACCAAGCAACGCAGGTGTGGGGTCTATTCCCATTCTGTCAATTGGTTTTGGTAATTTTCCTCGATAACCCATAACCATACCCACAGGGTCACTTGCTGCCGCAAATCCCGACGCACCCTCATGTGCTTCGGGTGTATTGCCCTTAGCCCACCATGAACCCATTCCGCTAATTGAAAAAGGTGCAATCCCTTCATACGGGTTTGAATGCCACTTTTCAGCATCTTGTGGTTGTACACCCTCAATCATATTCTGTGGTACTCGGCCCCCGTGAATCCCTCTAAACGCGGTCACAGGCTCCATACCGGGGTAGTCTTCGATGTAGTTGTACAACTTCATCTGCCGACTTGCTTTCAGCAAGGTCCAAGCAGCATCCATTGGACTCATCACACTTCCTCCGTCGGTCCCTTGGTCATGCCGATGGGCAAACCGTTGCCACCAATTTTACCACGTGTACGGGTGCCTTTAACGCCGCCGATGAGAATAGCCGTGTTGTTCACCCTACGGCTCGTAACCGTCGTTGTCACGATGAGGTCCACTTCACCGAAGAACGACAGGTTATGCCCTACGCGCTGCACGTAGGTCGAAGGACTCTCGTTGTTGCTCATGACCGTCGAGGACTCTCCGATGCCCTGCAACACCCCCTCAAGGCCCGTTTCAAGGTTCAGCAGCGTTAGGTCGCTTGTGGCTTCAAGCGGGTGGTGAATGATTTCGGTGATGACCTTGTTATTCCCACCGTACTTGATGACCATGCCGGGGCGCATGTACGTGAGGTCGAGGTGTCCCGAAGACGTGATAGCACCCTTGCTCAAGGCTTGACCCTTGAGGATTTGACGGGCCACACGCCGCGCTGCATTTGTGGTACGTACGGTGTGGTCAACAATAGGCGTGGGGCTTTCACGCACTTCCTCAGCCTGACTCTCAGCATCGCTCACGGTGACAATCACCAAGTCGTTGAGGGCCAACGGCAAACCCTGTACCGTCACGGTGTTGTCCGAGTTGTCCACAGGTGATTCGCTTTGCGTACCGGTGCGCAGGTTTTCGTCAATGTTCACGTTGCTCTCGCTAAACGACACAGGTACGTACAACAGGTTGCCGAAGCGGTCGAGCAGAATGATGCGGCTATCGTGCCGCCCAAGGAAGCGTAGCGCGGTCATGAGGTTCGTGTTGGTGAAGTCTTGACCGACGAAGCGTGTGCTATGGTTGCGGTAGGATGCGGTCAGGTTACGCGGTCGGGACAGGCCGATGCTTGTCGTGCCGTTGGTCGCGCTTTCCGCGAGTCTGATGGCAAGGTCGCTTGTGCGCAGACCTACACCGATGGGCTGCCCAAGCCGTACCGAATCGCCGGTAAAACCAATCCCATTTAACGTGCGACCTTTCATGTTACGGAGTGAAAAAAGCACCCCGTTGCTTGAGGTTGAAATACCATCTCCGATGAGTCGCTGCGAAAAATCAGACCCATTAAACATCAGCATGGGCTTGTTGGCGTCCGAAAGTACATCAGAACCAAAGAACGGTGAGCCTGCAAACGTGTGACCGGCTGCGCTCTTATGCGTCAGTTGGACGGTTGACTCACCCTCCACGACCGTGTACTCACGCTCAGGCATGACCTGCAACGTGCGCGTCATGTTTTGCTCAACGGTGACCTTGGGTTTGCCACTCTTCTGCACGCTGAGTCGCCCGTAGTGAATGGCGTTATCCACAAACACAGGCTTGCGTACGTGGGTCATGATGGCATCAGGCTCGCCATCATAGCGTGTGCCTTGTATTACCGTCATACAACATCAAAACCCCGGTGGTCGTCTTACGTCAGTTGATGGGAGTGGCGGCAAAACTCCAACAAGCCCCATCTCAACCAAATCTTCAAGGGTTGCAGGCTTCCCTCTATCCGCTTCCCACCGTGTAGCACGGATTTCAGGTTGCATCCCCAAATCAGCAAACCAATCGGCCTTCTGTTCTCCTTCGGAATCGTATGCTTGCAAAGCATCCAATGCAAAATCTTGCATCTGAGCAGGAGTACGCACACGCTCACCAAACATGTTTGGAAGTGGAATGTTCACAAATTGTTCGGGTTTATATCCGCCGTATTGGAAGCCTTCAGGATAGCCGTGCAAAAGGTTGTGTCGCCAATACTGCGGGCTTTCAGTAATTCCAAGTAGTGTGTGTGGTTCAGAATAGCGTGATGTAATGTCAGGATGAGCGAGTGCCATGGCATCAGCAGGTGATACCCATGTACCGCTTACTGTGTCAATTTTTGGGTTAAACACACCCGGAAGTGCTTCCCTGCCATGTTGCCTCATTTGATATTCAAATTGGAGAGGTTGCCCTAACTTTTCACCGATGATTGGCCGAGCCTGATGGTACGTTGATGTACGCCGTTGTGGAATCCATCGAAGTGCGGCGAGGTCTTCACCGCTCCAATCAGCCAAAGGTGGCACCTGCTTGAGCAAGTACGCCCAAGCAAGGTCCATGGGCGATGGAGCCTTCTGCACCCGCTCAGGTAACTTCTTACCCTTGGGTGTCTTGCTCTCGTACTCTTCAGCCAACTCAGGTTCTTTGGCGTGCATATAACGCCGTTGAGCCTGACTGACAAACGGCATGTTCACCACTTCACTTTGTCAGCCCAATACGCCGCACTCAGTTTGCCACGGCTGATGTTCTTGGCGTGGCGAGCCTTGAACGACTCACGACGCTTGCGGTATGAATCAGACTCGCCTTCCTTCTTTGGAGAGCCGGACACGCCTTGCTGACCGAAGCGAATGGTCTTGACCTGCCCTCCTTCACGGGCCACGACAACGTGGCTCTTCTTCGGGTGGTTGGGTGTGCGCTTGGGCTTGTTGAAGCCACTCACGCCTGCGCGAGCGAGTCGTGGGTCGCGCTCGGCTTTCTGCATGCTGAGTGGCGAGCCGCACGTCTGACATGCACCTGCGGTTGCGGGAGTCTGAGCCAAGCAGTTCGGGTTGGCACACGTCGCCATGCCTTGTTGTACGCCAATCATTCGACGCTTTACGAGTACGTCGCTCTTCTCGACCTTCTCTTCCTTCTTGGGACTTCCAAGAGCAATGACCACGACCATGCCTTTCTTTGCCTTCTCTTCCTTCTCGGCTTTTTGAACCCCCACCGGCATTCGGCTACGCAGGTCGTTCACCATGTTTGCGTACGCGGGGTTCCCGTATTCAAACAATTTCATCTGATTTGGGTCTTGTTGTATGGAAGACAAGAATTGCAACGTGTCACGGGCTTGCATGTAATCCGTCATACCACCCTGCCATGCGCGATTAGACAAATCTCCTTCCCACACGTCCAACATGGGTCGGTAGTTCTTTACTCGCTGAGCCAATTCAGCAAGTTTGTCTTTGTCCACACTACCGAATTGGTTTCGTAGGTTCACACCGTAGTTTGGGTCAAACTCGCCACGTTGGTAATCAATGGGTACGTAGCGATGACCACGAAACGAGCGAAAAGCGGGGTCAAATACTCTCACTTGTCCATCTTGCAATCCAACATTGGGACCTTTAGCGTCTGAAAGACTCAAAAATTGCATCAATGGGTCAGAAACAATTGATTCCACTTCTTGCTCATGTCCGTGAAAATTGTCCCTACCCGGACCAAATACCTTCTCCATCTGTTGTTGTTCAACCGCCCCACGCACAGGCGTTTCAGGCACAATGGGGAGGTTCATGTCCGCAAGTGCTTGGGAAAGTGCAAGCGTAGCAAAACGATTTGGTGCGTGTGCTGAGTCATGTGGCACCTTCCGCACAGGTTGAGACTTGTCATCGGGAATTGTAGCGGTGCGATAGAAACCTGAAGTCGTGCGGGCCTTGACAATCGTTGGCTTCCCGCCAACGCCCTGCTTCTTTGCACGCTTACGCTTGGTTGCGGCACGCTTCTCACCCTCGCTCATTGAGCCTGATGTACGAGGCGTCTTGGAACTGACCTTGACTGATGGGCGACACTTGGGGTAGCCCTTGCTGCTCTTACTTGCCTTGGGGCGACCACAGGGCGGGTGCTTCCCGTCCTTGTCCTTTCGGCTCACGTCCACCCACTTTTCCTTGAACCAACGATTCAAGTCCTTGATGACAAGCACATCGTGGCAGGTGCAGCGGTCGCTCATCAGTACACCCCGACCATTTTCTTGAGATTCTTTTGTTGATGAAGTAAAGCGTAACAAGGACAACGAGGGGAACTATCGGAGCATTGGTTGCCCTCGTACATGCAGACGCAGGGCGTTTTCTTGGTTGCCCCGCAGCAACATTTGTCCTTCTTCAGTTTCACTTCTTGTCCCCCTTCTTCTTGCGGAACTTGCCCTGACAGTACTGCACGGCCCAACCGTTCGCATATGCGGAGGGGTACACCTTGAACTTCCGCTTAGCGGCCTTCTTGCCCGCTTCGCACAATTCCTTCAACACGGCCCAAGATTCGTCCATCGGCGTCATGACGCATCACCCGAATGGTCTGATTCACCGTAGTCAACATCTCCTTTATGCCCCTTCGGGTGCAGGGATTGGCTGAATCGAGCCTTCACGGTGTAGTCTGCACGTCGTTCGGTGTCGTCGCTTTCCGCACTCGTACGCCTACGTGCAGCGTCACTACGATGGTGCTGCAAGGAGTTCTCGCTGATGACAAGCCGAGTCACGTCGTTGTCCAACTTGCTTGTGTCCATGCCGTTTGAGCCGCCGAGGTTTGGCCCCTTGCTATCGGGCACGGTGTCGCTCGTTGCAATCACCATGTGGTACACAGGCGCGTAGGGCGGGTTGGTGTCAGGGTTGGTGGCCCTGATGTACTCGCCCGCAGACGCACGTGCTGAGGGCATCTCGTAGGCGTACACGCCGTATTTGCCGCCACCCGTGGTCGAGAAGTAGTTGGAGCCGTACTGCGGGCTGCTGCTATGCAGGTTGTTGTTGGGGCGGAACATCTCAACGTGCTGCTCGTCAAGCAGACGAACAGGCCTGAACAAGAACGAGATGGTCTTGTCGGTGTGGTTCATCTGCGCTGAAGTACTGTCAAACGTGGACGTAGCATACGGGTTGCTCGCCTTGTCTGCACCCACCGGTCCCCAACCGTAGTCGCTGACCGCAGCGAGGTAGTTGCGCGTTTCTGCCACGTACGTGCCACCAAGCGGGTTGAAGTTGCTTGTGTGACTAAACCGGGCCACACCACCAACCGGCTGCGCACCAAAGTTCAGTCCTGTATAATCGAGGTTGCCGATGGTCTGCGAGCCTGCGGTCATGCCGCCGACAAGCACAACACGCTGCCCTACTCCACGGTCCGCGTGCAGACTGTGCGCTTCGGTGTTGAGTGCGATGAGGTTGTCGTCCACGCCTTCCACGTTCTCCGTGTCAAGACCGATACGCGGGGCTGAACGGGACACCGCATCGGTGTGCTTGGTCGAGCCGCTGATGGTTTCCACACGCGGGCTGACGACCGCTTCAGGCTTGAGCAGCCCGTCCTCGTCAACGCTGAGTCGTGCGCTAATGCCGCGCGGTACCTCGTCGCTCGCCAACTCATCGTTGCGCGGTCGGATGAATCCGTCACCAAACACAGGCTCAGCGGTGTGGTGCGACAAGACAACGCCGGTTGTGTAATTAGCCTCATCTAACGCGGTCAGCCGGTCTTCGTTGAACTGCGTCGGGTAGCGAATGCCACGCCCGTTGCCCATGTCACCTACGCGCATCGCGTTGGCAGGCATGAACACGTCAATCAGCGTGTTCGCGTTGTTGTTATTCGTCGTGTTTTGACGACCACCAAAGCGTGGGATGGTGACGCCGGGAGCAAGTGAGATATTACTTGAGGCTGAATCAACAATGCCCTTGAGGTTGACCAACGGTGAGCCGTCGTTGTACAGTCGTTCGTACGGTGTAGCATCCGTGCTGCGTCCGGGGTCGTAGGCGTCACCCGCATCCCACGCGGGCCTGATGCCGAAGCCGCGCACAGGGAAGCGGCGCACGTCCTCACCGCGTGTGTTGCCCCACCAATCCACCAAGTAGTACATCACAGCCTCGTCAATGTTAGCAATCTCCTTGCCGTTGTCGTCGCCCCACCAATCACGAATCACCGTGGACTTGTTGCGCAGGGTGCGTACAGGCGCACCAAAAGAGCGCGTCATGCGCATTCCGTCGCTATACCGAACCTGCCGCTCAGCCATGTCCACGCCAAGCATGCCGCTAAAGTTGGTCTGCCGTTCCATGATACCCACGTAGGTTTCAGGGTACGTCACAGGCGGCAACGCATTGTGATGCACCCACGACTGAGTTTCACGCTGCACCAACGGTCCGTGTTGGTAGTCGGCGGTGTAGTAGCCAACAGTAACACCTGCCCGGTATGCTCGCATCCCATAGAAGGACCATTGGGGCTTGTTGTAGGGCTGACGCAGACCAAAGCGGTACCCGAATGGCAACGGGGTGGTTGGGTTGCTGAGACTGTCGTAGGTCGAAGTCGTCACACCGGTTCCATCTTGCTGCCAAACACGCCGCTCGTAGCCGTAGTCACCCGCATAGGTCCACGATGCTGCAACCGCGCCGTACCCGTCAAGGCTGCTGACAAGTGGACCACCACGACTACCGCTCGGCCACATGTTGTTGAGCATCACCTTCGTGGAATCATCACCTGAATCGGTCTGTCCACCTTGTGCGACGTACTCCCCGCTGCTTGTGATGCTTTCAGCCGTTTGTACTGCATTGTTTCCTCCACGGTAAGCAATTGTACCTACCGGGATTTCAGCATCAGGTGTTTGGTCAACGGTAATGCTTCCTATTAGACTGACGCTTGCTACCGTGTAGGCACGCCCTGCAATACTGATGACCTCACCTGTAACGATGTTTGTTCCTACGTGCGGTCCTACTTGGAAAGCAATTCTCTTCGTTGAGGGTGTCACGGAAGTCACGGCTGCGGGGTTACCGTCAAAGGTGGCCTTAACGAGCGGCGGCGGGGTCTTGATAGCCAAGCCAAAGGGTCCAACGCTACCGAAGTACGGTGCATCGTGGTAGTGAATTGTCTCAAAATGCTCAGGCATTGAGTTGTATGGCTTGTTGTCCACCGCTCGGTCAGTCAACGGGTTGAGGAACGTGCGGGCTGAATCTGAGTAAAACGTGTACGGTCGCCCAAGGTTGGGATGCCACATGCACAGGAACGCATCAGCCAAGTGCAGGCTATTCGTATCACGGCTACCTTGCAAGGTCTGAGGTAGCATGCGCGTGATGATGCTTGTCTTGGAGTCAGTAAAGATGGCACCTGACGGGCGGAAGTCGTACGCACGGGTAAGGCGCAACTTTGTGCCTGCCGTCAAATTGTTGGTAAAGTCAGCATTGGCGGGGTGATTGATGATGACTTGTGTGCTTCCTGCAATCACATCCGTGTACTCAGTTGTACGCCGTACGCCGTTTGCATCTGTGTACTCCAACTTCTGTCCGTAGTAGGGGTATTCAGGGAAGCCGCGAGCATCGTCAACGACCACGGCGAACGTGCTTGCACTCACAACGGTTGCAACCGGGTTAAGGCTGATGAGGTTGAACAACTTGGAATACATGTCCGGTGCGCTGCTTGGGTAGCCTGCGAGTGTGATTTGAGAAGCCACGTTGCCCGCATTTGCACGTGCAAACTCGTAGTAGTTGTCAAAGCGGTGCCACGTCAAATGACGAAAGCCTTCAGAATCAGCGTGATTTGGTGGCCTGCGGTGTACAATGCTCCACCACGGAATGTTGGTGGTAAGCCCCGGTGTCGCATCAGCAAACATGCCGGGATGGTAGGGCAGGCTCATGCGCGTGAACGCAGGTGCTTCGGTTTCCTGTACACCGAATGAGTTGTACAGGAGCAGCGGTGGAATGTTGGTGAATTGGCTGCCGTGGTCGGGGTCGTGGTCAATCATCACTTCGTTGATGAATACTTCACAACCACGCACGTCAGCCTCGGTCGTCTGAGCAAGCACAAGCCCAAGTGCGCCGGTTGTCCCGTCCACTTCACGAATACCAACAACGAGTGCGACCTGTTGGCTCGTCAATTCGTTTGCTGCGTTTTCGTGATAACCAATGAACTGCGACTTGTTCAAGTTCGGCTGAATGACAATCTGATACGCACCAACCTCAGCGGGGTCGGGGAAGTGATGCTTCAGCGAATACGTCGCTGCGGCCTCAAGGATGATGGTCTGCCCACCCTGACTGTTGATGGTTCCCGCTGCACCTTCCGATGCAAGGACACCGTACCCATCGTGGCGTACCTTTGTTTCAAACATCAGCGTGAACGCGCCACCGTGAATGTCGCTCGGTCCACCCGGAGTGGCGGTCAGCGTACCAATACGCAGTTGTGGGTCAAGACCGAAGAATTGGTCTGTGGTCGTCGTCGTAATGTCACTCTTGACTTCATTGAATCCGAGTGACTCCATGAGTGACTGTTCCACGTACTTGTGCGAGGATGCACGAATTGCACGGTGTTTGTCGTACAGGCCTTGGTAGGCAGGATGCGCCCAATGTCCGGGCAGCATAGCCATGGTCGGCGTGACGTAGTGGTGACCCATACGTGGCAGGGCCATCGGGGTCAACACAGGCTTGGTAAAGATGCTATGCGCGGTTGTGTTTGCATCCACATTGGTGTAGTACAACGTGTGCGCCATGTCGGGACTGTTGCCGCTCACTTCAGCGTGGTCACGCAGACGGCGTGCTGCATAGAAGCGTGTGCTACCCGCAGGCATGTAGTATGAAGGCACGACCTTGAGGCCGCTCACGCCGTTAGCAACCAAGGCGTCAAACTCAGCGTCACCGACGCAGCCGGTGAACGTGTCACCGCTGATGCCCGTGAACGAGGCCACACCACCCCGGTCGGTAGCAGCATCGTACAGACGAAGGAAGCGGCGGTTGTCCGCAGCCTCTTGATTCCCGAAGGTCGTGGGGTATAGGGCAGCATCAATCGTCGCATCCACAGTCAGCGTGCCGGACGAGAATCCTGTGGCTGACAGGTCGTTGTTCTGCACACCATTTGCATGCGTGTAGTGCGTCGGATAGCGGTGCGTGTGCGTGTTGCCACACTTTGTCACGTGGAAGAAGAGCGTACGGTCGTGCAACTCGTAGGACGATTCAAGCGGCGCGTTGCCTGTCGCTGCACTCCAACCCTTGCGCGTCATGTCGGGGAAGGCCTCACCGCTTGCAGACTGACTGATGTGGTCCCATTCGTGGTCGCTATACGTCGGTCCACGACGCGGCCCATCCACCTCATCGGTGAATTGGTGCTTGAGAGCGTCAGCAAGGCCGGGTCGCATCATGCCACCGCTGCCCATTGTTTCAGTCTGATAGGCTTGCAGCCGGTCGAATCCTGAGCGCACGATGATGTTGCCCGGAATTGTGTTGGGGTCGGGCAGGCGCACCTTCAGGTTCGGCTCCACGCCGCTGCCTGCGATAGCAGGGGCAAGCCCTTCTGAGGTGCGGTTGGACAACTTACGGAAGGCCCGAACAATGGTACCGAACGGTGAGCCACCCTCGATTGTGTGGATTTGGCCGGTATCATCTTCAACCTCAATTGAATCAAACTGAATCTCTTCGTTGGGCACCATCAGGACGTTGCGCAACTCGTCGGGGTGGCGAGCAGCAATCTGCGGGTGCGCCAACTCTTGCGCTTGGATGATTGGGAACATGGCCGAGTTGGTCGTTTCAAAGGAGAAGCGCACGTTGCCGTACAACTTCTCACCCGTGGTGTAGGCAGTACCACCGCTGACGCGGGTGACGAACGGTACACCGCCAAGACCGCGAGCATTCAAGGCAGGCAGCGACAGGTTGCCGCCGTCCATTCGCTTCCACACGACATGCTCGACGCTGAAGTTGCGCATTGGTGTGCGGGCAAGCGATTCGTAGCCGTTGGTCTGTGCAAGCCAATAGCGGAGGTCATCGTGCTTGGCGTTGAAGTCGGTACCCCCACCTGCGGTGCGCATGTCCACCATTAGGTTGCGCTCAACCTCACTTGCATCGTTGAGCAGGTAGGAACCTACGCTCTTGTCCAAGTCGAAGAATAGGTCACCAATTTGCGCGAAAGCAGGCGTAGCGTTGTACAATGAATTGTCGCTTGACGCACCCAAGTGGAAGTCGTATTGTGCCACTTCAGGGTCATTGGTAGCCGCGCTTGCCGGTGTTGCCGTGCCGCTGACAATCAGGGCCTCGACGTTCGGTCCACCTGTTGCGGGGGCATAGAACCGTTCAGGACCGTGGATGCGCTCGTCCCATTGCGCGGTACCCGCGAACGTAATGGCCGTTGCAGCAGCCGTACCTGCACGGGTCTTGGAGACAACTGCAAGCCAATCACCGGTTGCCGTAATACCGTCACGGTCACGCTTGGCAACTAACGCCAATTCACTTTCATAAGAAACAACGAGGAAGCCCTTGGAGAAGACGCCCTGCGGGTGGTACAACTCGCGCGGGATGCTGAAGTCGGTCAGACTGTTCGTGAGGTTGATAGCACTATCCGCCGCCTTGTACGCACCCGTGCTATCAGCGTTGTACGCCGTGTACGAAATGCTTCCCGTCTCAACAGTCCATGAATCGTAGGGCGTACCCACGCCGTCATAGTTTGCATAGACGAGTGATTCAGGAGTGTTGTACAACGCATACGTGTGCGGTACGTGTCCATACGCAGTCATAACAGTCGAAGCCGAGCCGTAGGGAGAGAAGCCCAACTTTGGATGCCACGCACCACGCCCCGCACCGTAGCCTTCCGAACCAACCTTGAGGGAATTGAGGTACGAGTACCGCTCACCGGACCACCCAACCGCACCTACCGGACGAGTGCGGTCAATGGCGTCCACAATGCCTGCAAAGTGAACCTGCGTCATGTGGTCGCGCGTAGCGTCGTCCTCGTTGTTGAAGCGATGAACACCGGCTTTGCTCCACACGTACACCTTCGTGACACCACTCAAGTCAACTGCGGTGGGCAGGGTTGAGTCATCGAAAGTCTGTGCATCCTCCAATTCAGGATTGCCTGTCAAACGGTTGGGAGCAAGCCAAAACCGCACCTTCCAAGTTGACGGGAAAACACCAATGTCATAGTACACTTCACGGCTATGGTAGGGCGCAAAAGCAGGCAAGTCAACCGTGTGGAGCGTACGACCTGCGTTGTCCGTACGAATCCATCCCGATGCGGGCAACTGTTCCAAGATGGCTTGTGTACCACCTGAAAGTGTAGCCTCAACGTAGGAGTACGATTTTGTTGCATCAATCGTATAATCATCGTAGTCGAGTTCGACCCAACCGTAGCGGTCCTGCCGCATCGCGCTGCCCATCGAAGGGAGGTGCGTACCACCCATGGCCTTGAGCGCACCTTTGCCGGGATTTTCGTTGATGGCCTGTCCAAGCAGGGCTGCGAGTTCCTCACCGTTCTGACACCGCGTAGCATCCACGACGATAATTTCACGGTCGAAGTCGTCGCCTTCTTCAGCAGATGCACCCGCGAGAACCTGCTTTGCAAGCACACCTGAAACACGGAACGCAGTTGGGTTGACCTCGTTCCACGAATCACGGGTCACGCGATAGTCGCTTGGCTCAAGCGGTGCGTTGAATGAGAGTTGATTGTCAAGCCATGAACCGCCGGGATGGTAGCCGCCGTCCATGTGAAACGTCAAGTCAGCCTGTGAAGCAATACCGTAGCCAACGATGGGTGCGTGCTTGTAGGGGTGGGCAGCAGCGTAGTCGCTGATATTGAGTGAAGATACCGTGGCTTGCAGGTTGAAGTGTTCACCAAAGTGGTACCCATGCTCGGGCCGCTGCCACAGGCTGACACCACTCGACACCGCGCCAACGCGAGGGATGCCCTCAGCGGGACTCCAATTCCATGTCGAGTACCAATGGTAGCGTTGACGGTTGCTTTGGTAGGTTGAGGTTGGTGGGCCGTAGTCGTTCTTGTCGTTGGTGATTGGGTTGGGCAGTTGCTTGCTATGTGGCACCTTGCTCCACGTGTTGCCCACCGTCACGACGAAACCGGGGTGTGGCTCAACGTCTGCGTTAGCAGCGGTTGTTTCGGTGAAGGGAAATGCTTGGCCCGGTCCATAGATGACGTAGGTGGTGTGGTTGGTGATGCTATTGCGTGCATCGTCGTAGCGAGCCGTTGGGTGACCCATGCGCAGCACAAGCGGAATTGGGCGTTGATACACCATACCGGCGGTGTAGCGAGCCGTAACGTGTGCAGGCAAATCGTTGTGCTTCGTTGCGAATCCTACGTCAACGTCAGTCGTAAGGATGCTATCCTTGTTGTACGCAGGTGGGTGAATAGAGCCACGGTGCTGATTGAGTAGCGCGGTACCGGGGAAGAAGGCAAGCAGCGCGTTGCAATCCACCAAAGCGAATGAGGTTGAAATCTCGTTGGCATTCTGAATGCCCGCAGTACCCGTAGGTCCTGTTGAGTACGGGTGCGTATAGAAGTCAGCGTAGTCGTTCTGCGTACCGTCGTTCACGTCAAGCACGACGCCGCTGAACCCACCGCCGAAGTACAATGGTACATCGTGGTCGCTGCTATCCCTTGCGCCACGGAAGTACACGATAGGCTCGGAATCCACGCTTCCGTGCAAACGGTACCCGTCAAACTCTCCAATTGATGAAATGAAGTAGTAATCCTGATTCAAGGTCTTTCCACCAAACTCATCAAACCATTCATCAGACGCTTCTCTTTCGTTGAAAGTGAACTCAGTAAGTGCGTTTGCACCTTGGTTAGCAAATACAACTGAGTAGTTATTTCTTGCATGATACAATTGAATCTTCTGACCGAACGCCAACAACCGGTCCGTTGTGGTATAGGTGCCCGTAATTGTTCGGGTGCAACCCACAATCATTGCATGGCCGAGTTTGTTTGTTGCGGCCATTGTGAACACGTTGCTTGAGACTGATTGAGTCTTCAAAAGTGGGTTGCTCAGACAAGGCAGAATGTGGTCACCGGGGCGAGAAAGGAAGCGGACACCCTTGAGGTTCTCATCCCACCGCTTGAGGTTCACAGGGTCGTTGTATGAATCCACAAGGATAGGCGTAGGTGTGTTGGCATGGTAACCACGACCACGGGTACGAACCTGAACGATGGTACGCGGAATGTACCCGCACGTCAATTGTTTCGACGATGCAATTTGTGCATCACTTAATGGGGGAATTAGTCCGGCAGTTACGCTCCATGTAGCGCTTGTTTTGGCTATTTTTTGATATTCACCGAACTCAATGTGGGCTGCTTGAATACCATAGTCGCGGTGAAGACTTGCGCTGAACATCTGTGAAAGTGGCTTGATTCCACGTTGCGGGTTATGCGCACGAATGATGATGGCATCTTCACCAACACCCCAATCTCCGAGTGTCCGACCGTCTGCTGCGTACAAATGGCGCACATCAACAGAATACCCGTCTTCCATGTTGGGGTCTTGCATGTTGATTGCAGCAACAGTAGCGTACGCAATCACCTCATCGGTCAACAACGTCGTCCAATTCAAACGCGGGGAAAGGATGAGTTGGTGAGTGTTTCCGGCTTTGAACGACACACCCGAGGGTACGTCGGTGACAACAAACGATGCAGAAGTGTGAGTGGCGGTAAAATCAGCACCTCGCACACCATAGAACGTGTGCGTACCTGTCGTGTCGTTGCTTGTACGGGATTCATAGGAGAACGTGTTTCCAACCACACCATGCAATGTCGTAGCACTTCCGCTATATGGGTCCGTCAATTGCATGATACCGTTGGTCTTGGGGAAACCAAGGTAGCCAAGAATGTCGGGATGGTTGTTGAACTCGGTGCTACCCGTATCGTAAGGGGTGTCGAGGACTACGGTGATGGTATCTGAACTGTACGTTGCTTGACAGTTCAAACCGGCATCTGCGGCAAAGACACCACGCCAACGGTTACCCACCCATGTTGCTTCGGTCATGCCACTCTTCGGCTCCAACCGTCCTGTTGCATCTCCTACACCCGCCATGTGGTGTCCAATGGTAAAACCGCCCTGTGCAACGTCTCGGTCATCAAAATGAATGATGATTTCATCATCTAAGGTTGAAGGTAGTGTTGTCAGTTCATTGGCAAATGGTTGATTTACACAACGATAGACGTACCTGACACCATAACCTCGACCTCGGTGGTCGGTGAAACGCATGCCGTACAACGGTGTGTCACCAATAGCGTCCTCGGTGACCTCTTCCGTATTCACGTGACTTGTGTATTCGCTCGCGTTGGTACCGTAGCGGGAAAAGTGGCGAGTGCTTCCACGCCGACCAAATCCAAACGCTCCTGCGTCCGGTGCGAAACCCGGTACACCCGCTTCAACCAACCCACCGAAGTTGATACGGCCCACAGCCGTGCTACCACGACGTAGCCCTTCAACCAACGACGTAGCGGGGCTTTGTGCCTCAAAGGACTCATCAGCAACCGAGTTGTTGACCGTACCGCCCATCGTCGCTGACACCTTACGAGCAAGTGCATTCTTTTCCACGTCGTTTCGTGCTGCAACATCGAGATTGCTTGCAAACATGTCATCAGGCTCTTCTTGAGCCACGTATTCTCGGAGTGAAGTAATTGGAGCAAAGGGCCGTCCGTGCTTATTCAACGGCAACGGAGCGGGGTGCATGTTCTCACCGGAAACCTCGTCCGGTTGCGACCAAAAGTTGCGGAACCGACCACCGTGACCGATGAGGTACTGTGGTTTGTAAGAGGACTGTCCCTTACTATTGTCAAGCCAAGCGCAGAAGTTGCGACCACTTGCACCGGGAATGGTACTGTGAATGACGATGGAGAAGCCTTCGTTGCCATCGAGGTCCTCAACCACGCGACCAATGTGCGCACGGAGGTACCCCATGTGGCTCCCACGGTCGTGACTGTCGAATGCTTCGTCAGGGTACCACCAAGGCGCGGGGTCGTAAGTGGAACCCGTGGCGGCAAAGTCAGCAAAGATGTGGGCGCTCGTTGGGTCACGATTTGGATTACCAATATCCTGTCGAACGCCAATACGTGTTAAATCAAGACGCTCGCTTTCACCGGGATATTGCTGAGAGGGGCGACGTGCGTGGGTTCGACCGTTCGCAGCACCGCCTTGGTTGATGAGCCGCACAATCTCACGCGCCGCTGCCTCAATGTCAGTCACACCTTCTTTCACACCGATTTCACCGAAATCCACGGTCATGCGGCGTACGAAGTCCATTTGCGTCCAATGCGGAAGATGCTGAAGTCGCTCTTCGTCGTGACCGCTGAGGTCAAGAGCAATGCTACGCTTCCCCTTCAGACTCAAGAAGGCCGAGATGGTGCGCGTCCCATCAGGCGTGTCAAAGAGCGTACTTGGGTCCTTCAGCGTGTGCGTGTTCGGGTTCTGTTCTGCCCGATGTACGCGAAGTGCTGTAATCAACGGATGCGAGTCAGCGTTGATGCGCGAGAGTTGGTGGATTGCATTGCTCCAATACGGAGATGCAACCGCAGGTTGAGTACGGGGTAGGGTACTGTCACCAACGGTGAGGTCGCTGCTCCCCTTTTCGTGGTACAGACCTGTGTGAACAAAGTGTCCGTGGCCCTTGGATGCAAAGAGGACGTTGTACGTATCAACATCAGGATTGTTCAGCACGGTCCACGATTGCTCGCTGCTCGCGTTGTACGGGTTCTGATTTACCCCGCCAATGACGTTATGTGCATATGCACCTTCAATGAACTTGGATTGCTGCGTAGCCCGCAGGAATGGGTTCTCGCTTGGGTAGCCGTTGGCTACGTCAATCTGAGTTGTCAGATAGTGTGGTGCTGCACCGTTACGACCCATCAGGAACTTGTCGAGGTTGATGGTGCCATCCTTGTAGGCGAGTTGTCGAGTGTAACCGATGGTTGGCGTTGCTGCACTTGACTGAACCTGCATATGCAAGTCGTGGAATGCGATGAACTCGCGGTCGTGGCCCACGTCGTACAGGAGAACGCGAGCATGCCCGTCTGTTGCAAGGTACGGGTCAACATACGCTACGACAGGAGCCTGTTCAGCATCGAGGCCCATTGACTCATAGTTCATCTGCACAGTTTTGTTGACGTGTTGCGCGTAGTTGATGGCCGTCTCAAGGCAAGAGTCTCCAATCAGGAAGTTCTCAAGCGGGATGCTATTACGGGGCCGGTCAGCAAGTGTACCTGAGCCACCATTGAAGCCCTTCCAAACGAGGCCGTCATTGAACACACCACGGCTCTTGGCGAACAATCCTTCGGTAGCATGCGGGTTGTTGATGCTCATGTTGGCCCACACGGTGTCACCGTGACGCAGACCACCGGTCGCATACGGGTGAACCCAAGCACGGTTCAGGATAGCCTCGTCGTCAACGGTCATTACCGACTCAGCAGCAACACGAATCTTGTTACCTGAAGTGATGGCTGCAAGGTTGTTTGCTGCCAAGATGATACGGTCGGAGCCGCCCGAGACTTCTGCTGACTCGACCTTAGACACTTGGCCGAGATAATTGATGGCTGAGCCGGTGTCCACGTACACGTGGTCGTCAGGTCGAATGTTCAGACCAACCACGTTTGCATGGGCCATTAGGTCAGCCGTGGTGCAAGTGATGTTGAGCGTGGTTGTGGTACCACCACCGTATGAGGATGAGAAGGTCCATTGGTCTGCGGTTGCGGAAGGCAAGAACGTGACGACTTTCTTTTCCTCAGTTACCGCGCTTGCAGGGTTGCTTAGCGTATGCAGCGCGTGTGCAACGTGCTTCAAGCGCAGCGTAGCACCGACCAACGTAGGGGTTGAAGTAGCGACAATTGCAATTGTGTTCTGCGTGAACGTGTTGTTGAATCGTCCAAGGTAGTACACGTCTTGGGTCGAGCCATCAGCCTGAATTACTTCAGCAATATACAACGGGTCACCCGTTTCAAACTGAATGACGTTACTTGCATCTCGCGTGAACGGCACGTCAGGGAAAAGCGACCCATCTTCAAGCGTAATCGTGTAGGTGTTTCCACTCACAGATGGGACTGAAAGAATCGTGGACGCTGCACGTTTAGACACAGTACGTGGGGCGTGTGGGTTAGCGAGTGGACCGGCCTTGAACTCAACCGCGCTGACGTACTGACGCATACCGTAGTCGAGATTACCTCCTTGTGTTTGTACGTTGGCCGCGTCGTAGTAGTACGGGGAACGTCCCTCAAAGTCAGACGAAGGTGTACTTGCATCCGAATCGGTCGGGACAAGAGTTTCACTACGGAATCCTTGAGCCACGAAAAGTGCAGCACCGGGGATGGCGTTGGTAAAGAAGCCCTCAATGAAGGTACCGTGATTTTTGGATGAAGGGACAGGTACCTTGATGAATCCGTCCGTCGTAGGGTCATTGACGTACAACGCACTCATGCCGTTCGCAAGGAAGCATCGGCGGTAGTAGCCGACGCTTTTCATGTTCCCAACGCTTCGTGGCAATGAGCCTTCGTCAGCATTGGGAAAAATCTCAGGGAAGTCAACGTAAATCTCATAGAATCCCGGCGATGGAATGGGGTTCTTGACAATGCGCTCAATGTGAGCCGCCGCAACAAATCCTTCCCTGTTGGAACCGTACGCCGAGGATGCTTGCTTGTCTGCTTGTCCAATGTCGTTGGCACGGCGACCCACGGGCGTCGGGTTCCATGAGTGAGCGGTGTAGGTTGCATCGAGGTGCAACTTCATCGAGTTGTCAGGACCGGGAAAGATGCCCTGTTCAGGATGGTCGAAGAACTGCTGCGGGAAGACAGGAATCTCGACCATGGCCCGTGTGCTTGCAAACTGCGTACCGAGTTGGTAGTCGTGTGTCACCGTGTCCATGGACTGAAACAGTCTGTCGTTCACGGTGCTGCCATCTTGAGCCATCGCATCGTCTGCAAAGTTTGGGTCGTTGTACAGGGTCAGCGAAGTCTGCACGTCGGCAGGGGATGAGGTCGTCTTCATCAAACCGACCGCGTTGCACCACAGGAAGAAGTTGGAGTACTCTTCTCCATCAGCACCAAGGTAGCGGCCCGTACCGCTTGCGCTGACGTTGGTGAAGATAAAGCCGGAGCCACCCTTGCTTGCGTATTCCGCACTCGCGCCATTGTCGAGGTACACTCGCCCCACCTTCGGGAACGCGATGGTGCCCCACGATGCAATATCGGGTGAACCGTTGTTTAGCGGTGCCACGCTGAGAATGTTTTTTGTGGTCACGGTGTCGTTTTTGGCGTACACGTGAGTCGCACGTACAGCGCAGGAACGGCGCGTTGAGCCGGGAAGCCTCATCAGCGGGCTTGGGTCGAACGTCGGCTTCGTGTTCACCGCACCTTGTCCCGGTCCTCCAAGCGTCACCGTGACCACAGGTGCATTCGGCTCAATCTCCTTGACGATGTAAGAGTCAGGTGAACCTTCACCAACCGCGCTGACGTTGCGGTTCAGCACGGACTCCACGACACCCGCACCGGTGACGGTGATGGTCGTCAAGTTTGATTCAGGGTCATTTTCCTCGCTGATGCTTCGGAGGCGCGTCCGTGCCATCATCAGCATTATTGTGATGGACGAGTCGTCCTCAAGAGCAGAAAGCAGTTGGTTGCTCCGCCGCCGGTCTGTTGGTTGCACAAAGATATGCAATTTGCCCGATGGCGCAAGGTAGTTGTCAATCACGTCAAACGTCTCATGCACCGGACTGATGCCGTCAGGGATGCCCACGTCGAAGACACCCGCACCGGTCTTTTCCTCGGTGGGAGTGACCCGCTTGTAGCCACCAATCTCGGTCAGGTCGTCTTCGGTCACGATGCCTGCCTTGGTGAACGTGAGTCGGTTGTACACCGATTCGTGGTCCAAGGAAACGTGAGAGGCACGTACAGGAGCAGGTGGTGTACACGGCTCAGCGTCAACGCTCGACACAGGTGTGTACTCAGCAGGGGTGCGGGTGAAGTCCAACTCAGAATCGTAATCAGCACCGCCCGTGTTGTCCCCAATCAGACTGTGCGACTCAAACATGTACTCGTTGCTGCTCTTCACATCAGGGTCGAGAATCAGCATACCGCCCGGAGCATACATCGTAGCGTCAAGAGCAGCAGCAATGAGGTCGTACACGTACGTCCCACCACCAAGGTCAAGAGAAGCCGCAGGGACCGTCTTCTCGACCATCAGCATTGGTCCGCTGATGCCCATGCTTGCACCCGTCAGGTCAATTGCGTTGTAATGAATCTCCACGAAGGGAGCCATGTTGTGCGAGGTTTGCAAAGCAGGGACGTTGAGGATAGCAACACGGGACGTGGTTTCAGGAACAAGGTGATACAACCGCGTTGTATCATTCACATCTGAGCCGGACAATGGCGCAGGTCCTTTCAGCAAGAAGGGTCGGAAGTCGAAGTCAGCACCACCGATGCCGATGACTTCACGGGCAGCAGATGGCAAGCCGTTGTGAACGACTGAAGACGCCGTGGTGCTTGACACGATTTCAGTCACCGTAGCCGTGGCATCTTCGCTAAACACGTCAGTCAGGGCGTTCATGGCAAACGAATTGCGCAGCGAACGGGACACGTTGTCGTAGCGCATTGTCACAATGTCCGCTGCACCGGTCACCGTTTGGTCCACAACCAAGTCCGACGGCACCGGATAACGGCGCATGAACTCATGACCGACAACGTGCGAGAAGGTGTGCCGCCCGCTATGTCCAATTTGGAACAAGGGGTCAACATCGCTCGGCCACACGACCGCGAACGGATTGTTTGGGTCGTCGGTGGTGGTTGCCATACGCGATGAGTACACCATGCCGTGCTGCTCGTTGTCCGTTTCGTCAATCACCATCTGACCGGTGCGGTCGAAGACTTGCGTACCGTAGTGCGGTGGTTGGTACGGCTTACCCGTACCGTTGTCAATCAGCAGGTCGGCACCGACTACGACGAAGTAGTTGTCCACGTCAGCCGTCCGGTTGTGCAGCAACCCGCGCAGCCCACCCGTACCGTTCACAAAGTCAACGTGAATGCTCGTCAACTCGATGACACCCGTGCTGCCGTTGATGCTCTTGACACGCACACGCTCCGGTGGCTTCTGATTAGGCTTCTGCGTGGCCCGCGTGATGGCACCGGGGTTGATGAGCAGGTTGTAGGGTACGTGGGCAATTGAGAGCGTTGAAGGGGTGCCTGAGCCGGTGTAGTAGTCCACGACCTTGTACGACCCCATACTGTACGGTTTGGCCGTGAAATCAACGGTAGGGGAGGCAGAATCGTACGGCTTACCGGTGAACCGTACAATGAGTGCTTGAGCATCGCTTGCAGACACCGTGATGCTCGTAGCGTTTGCGCTCACGGCGTTGAACGAATACGTTCCTTCCACCACGTCAATCGGCTCTTCAAAGCGGTACAGACCGGTGGACACGTCCGATTGGGTCGGCATGTGCGACTCAACGGTGGACTTGTCGTAGTGGCCGAGAAAGTGCAGGGCTTCGACCGCACCACGGAACTCACCGCCCTTGCCGCCCACGTACACGTGTTCGGTGGAACGTGCGATGCGCATGTCAGCATCGAGTTTCTGCGATGCGATGAGGTCGCCGTTCACGTACAGAAACGCCTGACCGAAGGAAAATCCTGCAACGACGTGGTACAGGGGTCTGTGCGCAGCGTTGAGGTTGGTCGCCTCACCGTAGGTACCGGTGTCAAAGCGGTTGTACGAGTCGTGTACGCTGCCCGCGTGGTGAGGATAGACGATACCATCCCATCGGTCGCTGGCATCAATTGCCGAAGTCAAATATGCCTGAAACAACCCTGCGCTGCCCTCAAGCAGCAGGTCGAAGGTTGCGGGGCCGGGAGTGTCCACGGTACCAAGCGAAAGCGTGAACTGCCCCTCACGGTGAGCAATCACACCACCGCAGTCGGGCACGACCCATGCCTCGATAACGAAGTCGCCGTTGGCCTTGGGAATCAGCGGGCTTTCACCACCGCTACGCCGCTCTTTCTGAAGCAGGTTGGTGACCACCTTCCCGTCCGGCGTGGGCTGACCCGTACCGATGTAGTTGCCTTGCGGCAGAATGACCGAATCACTTACGCCGTCAAAGAAGAGGGCGTGACTCGTTCGACCGACTGCAACCATGTATTCACCTCACAGGATTACGTCAGCCGGTAGGAAGATGATGGTGAATTGGTACAACGGTTCGCCGCCCAATCGCACAAACGTAGCCTTGTCCACGCCACCCTTAATCCCTGTGTAGGAGTTCTTCGCATCGCTGAATTGAACACCTGCGAGGGTAGCGTTCTCCACGTCTTTTGTCTCAGGATTTTGCAAATGGTACGTCCCCGTCGTCATGAAATGGTTGACGGCGGAATACTTCTCACCCGACGCTGCGTTGACCATTGACTCAAATGGAATCTGAATACCAATGATGTAATCTCCACCACCGCGTGTATTCCTACGCCCGGTCACATCATCTCGTTGACGTAGGCTTCCTTTCTCAAGCCCCCGTCCGCCGTCCTGCGAGTTGTTTAGCACACCCCACAAGTGCTGCACCTTGTCGCCCGCACTCATGCCTGTGGTACCTGCTCCTTCTTGGTAGCCAACGTATTTTGTAATGATGAGTGGTTCCTTTGCACCGCTGTTCCATTTTTTGAACTTCGGGTATTTGGTGTTATTACCGTTTGCAGTACGAGTGATGCTCACTACGGCGTTTGCCTGTCCGGTGTAGGGTGAAGTGCCCGTTGAAGTAGTGTAAGGGGCACCCATAGCAGCAATACGATTTGCAATTCCTTGAGCAATAGATGCTGCTGATTTGGCGGTCGAGGTTGACGCATCGTACGTGCTTACCCAATGAACTGAGTTTGGAGCGAAGAAACCATCCGATGCTGAGTCTTCCACAAAGTAAATTACATTCGTATCATCGAGAGCAAGTCTTGGTGTATTGAGATTGGAAATAGTAGTAGGTTCCCAATATCCTAAAGCACTTACCTTGACCACTTCCTCTTTTTCAGCATCAGTAATTTCATCTCCAATTTTTCGTACTCCGTCTATCCTGTACGAAAAATCAATTGAAGCACTCGCTTGCGTGCTTGACGACACAAACACCGCATCATCATCGGTCATGACACCTTCCAATTGAATGACGGCACGGGTCAGGTTGGAGTCGGTAGCGACACGGTGAGAACCTGAGTACACAAGTGGCTTGGGGTTGAACTTGCGGTCCACGTCCATTGTGACCGTCGTGACGTTCAACTCAATGATGCCGCCGTTGCGCTGAATCAGACGAATCGGTGTACCGTTCGCCATCAGAACCGCCCCCTCATGGTGGTGCCGCCAAGGTTGCGGGCCAACTCCTGCTGAATCATGTTGCCAATCTCACGGGCCAATTGCCGCTTGTCGGTACGGTCGGTGATGCCTCCCGCGTTGACTGTGATGTTGTAGGTTTGATTGCCGCCCGGAGCGTTGTCGCCCGTAAGCGGCACAACCGCTTCGGGGCCTGCCTCACCGATAAGTGCAAGCGTAGGGGAGTTGACGATACCACCCTTAGCGAGTGCAGGAATCGTCCAACTGCTGAGGTCCATGCCTACCGTTTGTTCACCGAATGGCCCAAGGTCGAATGTCTTTGAGAAGTTCAAAGCACCAACAACTGCATTCCATCCCTCAATGATGATGTTGAGTGGTGCTTTCATCAAGTCACCAAATTGAGTAGCAAGGTTGCTGAAGAAGGTCGTAATTGACTCACCCGTAGCCGCAAGCGTACCGCTTGGGTCGGCAATGAAATCCATGAGCCATCCAATGACAGTACCACCGACGTTCATAGCGAAGTCAAAGAAGTCCCCGACCTTCGTAATGCCAAAGTTTGCCACACCACTCAGCAGGTTGACGATGGTGCTGAGCGGTTCGGGTAGCGCACCAATGGCAAGGTCAATCCGGTCCTTGATGGAGAACGATGCAAACGCACCGCTGCCCGTAATGAAGTCGAAGACGAGTTGAAGCGGCTCAGGAATTACAAGAGCGAAAATACCCGCCCAATCAATTGAGAATCCGTCAAAGAGTCCTGTCCAATACTCTTTGGTGAAGACTTCAGGTAATTCAAATCCGGTGAACAGGGCAAAGATACCTTCGACTTTTTCCATCACCCCGTCCTTGATTTCCTGCCAACGAGCCATCACATTTGTCTTGAACTCGTCCCACCAAAGTTTGAGGTTCTCCCACTTTTCCAAGATGGGGGTCACCACGTTGTCGTTCACGAAGGTCTTGATGGACTCAAATGCCTTGATTGCCGTCTTACCAATGTCCTCAAACGCAGGGGCGATGCCTTGTACGAGGTTCGACAAGGACGCCATGGTTGAGAGCAGCGTCATATCTTCACTCCCAATTCAAGAACGAGTAATCGAGGCTTACGGTTTCGCGGTCGCCGCCCTTCGCCTGTTGTCTCCTACGTTCGCTCTCCTTTGTCTTCTCTTCGGTCGCCACCATTGCCCAAACGAGGGACTGCTTGAAGAGCCGAGGACTGAGGGCGTACACTTCTGCAAGGGACATACCGTAGTGCTGCGAGATGATGTAGGCCCACAGTTCAATCTGTGTCGCTAAATCCTCTCCGCTATCGTACGTTGTCTTCTTGAGAAAGCGTTCGACCCTCACTCGCTCGGCGTCATAAACCCCCCTTGCATGGCCTCCGCAATCTCATTTGGCTGCGGAAGCACACGCGACACGGCTTCACCGATAGGTCCCTTCAGGGACAGGAGTTCAGCACCCGTCAGGGCGGGGTTGGTGCGCACAATCCAATTGGAGAAGGCATGCTCCCAATACGCCTTGAGCGAGAGAGAGATTTCACCGTTTTGAATAAAGACCATTTTTTGTGCGGCGTCCTGAATATCGAGGAACGAAATGTCGCGCACCCAAACCTCAATGACCTGCGAGGGGTCATTGGGATTCACGGGTACAACGTGCATCGTTTCATCATTCGTCTTCAACAACAGGCTCTTGTCCGTCACTACTTGTGTCATTCAATTCATCTCCAATGGGTGCAGCCGCCTCTTCTTCGACGGGGGCATCCGACTCGACTTCAGGGGCCGCTTCTTCAGCGGGGCCTTCCGTCTCATCTTCTTCGATTTCGATGCCGTTGTCGTGCTGACGCAGGCGCAGTACAATCTCGGCCTTAGTGCCGTACACCGGCAAGCCGCGCTCCTTGCACAAATCACGCAGTTCGGCAACGGTCATGGCGTCATACGCCAAAGTGGAGGGAAATGGGGTGTCCTCTTCAGTCACGACCTCTTCAGCAGGTTGTTCCACCACTTCAACCTCTTCGACCACCGACTCTTCCGGTACGGCAAGACGCTCTCGTACCCAAGTAAGGATGGCCGAGTGGCTTGAGACAGGGCATTCCGCTGCATGCTCGACGCCATTCTGTTCACACACCCAAAGAGCGTACTGCTCAAGCCCAAGCCGTCGGCACATAGCGGTGGATATAATCATTCTCTCACCTCAGTATTTCAGCAGGGTATCACGTGACAGGACGCGCATGGACTTGGGCATGACCTTGAGTTGGCTCTTGACAACACCCTTGTCTTCGGGGATTTGGAGGGGTGCCTCAACGATGTAGTACTCGTCAATGAGGATGACCATGCGTTCGCTATTTCCAGCAGCCGTGTTACCGAGTGGCTTCTCAAACTCAATGACGATTTGCCCGTTTGTGGCACCGGTTTTGTGAACGCTGAACTCGGTGGCCGAGCGCATCTTGTTGAAGAACAACGGGTCGTCCACCATGACTTCAAGCGACAACTCGTAGGAGGTCTTGCCTTCAACCATCAGGGCGGTGTTGCGGCTACCACCGAAGGGTACGGCTTCATCAGCGGTACCTGAGTTCTGCGTTGAGCCGTTGATGGTGTGGAATGCCTGTATGCCGGTCTGCCCACTCAGGGTGAAGTTCAGCACCTTCCCTGCTTGCACACCGGCAATGTTGATGCTACCGTCATAGAACATGAAGGGCTTCTGCGTACCCAAACCGATGCCCGAGTTGAGGCGGTTGACATGGTTGTTGGCCGTGTCGTCAAACAGGCGGTGTGGGTCGTACCGGTCCGTGGACGTACCGGGGTTTTCCAAGCGACCCGCATCCGTGTAGCAAAGGGCCGAGTTGAAGTTGACCGCAAGACGCAGGGCAGCGTCGTTGTCGGTGGAGAGGGTAAAGTCCGTCACCTTGCAGCCACGAAACACACGGGTCAGCGTCTTGGCATCGGTCACACCACCGTCATTCACAGTATCGGCGTCCTTGTCAAGACGGCGGTGGGACACCTCAAGGCTGAACGAAGGGGTGTGCGAGCGAGCGAAAAGCAGGTGCGTCACAGGATTCGTAATCGCACACGTCGAAGCAGCAATGGAAGGTGCGTTACCCGCGTTGTACACGTGGTGACTGACTGTACGCCCCGTAGTGTGGTCGTAGGCCAACGGCTCGTCAAGGAAAATGACATTGCCTCTCTTTCCAACAATACGACGGATTTCATGGGGGTATGCGTTATCAAAAAGTCGGGCATCAACCGATTTGTCCCATACCGAGGTAATTGGCTCATGGTCAAGAACAACAGGCAAAGCGGTAACATCATCTTTGATATGAATGAAATTGCCAACCGCGAATGAACTTGCGTCAGCGAGCGTCACAGACGTAGCACCAACTTTCGTTTCGCCGTTCAAAGTGGACGTAGTACCGGAGTCAGGCAGCGTTGAAATCTCGTTGCCAAGGCAATACTTGAGCCATCGAGCGGTGTGCATCGCCACCTCAAAAGAACCACCTTCGGTGATGAACTTGCCCGGAACCTGCACGGCGGTATCTCGACCAAGACCGACAACGTGGTACCGCTTGAGGTCCACCTTGGTTTCAGGCAGCGTGAGTGCGGTAGCAATACCGAGGAATTGGTCGGTAAGAACATTCTCCGTAGGTCCACTACTTGCATACGCATTGTTTAGAGCGTCCACAGGCGGTGTCTTGTACGGCAGGACGTGCAATGAATGCGAGGTACCGGTACCGGCCAAAAGAGCAGGCGAAAAGTTCAGCGTATTACCGTCGTTTCCGGTGATGGTGAACACGCGACCATCAGCAGCGTTATCCCCACTACCCACAGGTGTTTGACCGGTCAACACAAACTGAGAGCCAACAAGTATGTCTTTGGGAAACATCAATCGGTTGCTACCGTCAAAGAAAGGAGCAACACCGGACGTGAAGGTGAACGACGTATCACCTAACGCTCCCTCAAAAGAAGCATCCGTTCCATGTACGAGCGTAAAACCCGTCTCCGTTGCGAAGGAAACCTCCGCCAAATCACCCTTGTACACAGTACCCGGCATCTTCTCACCTCAAGGAATCAGTTCTGCAAGTGTTACAACTTCAATCTGAAATGTCATCCGGTGCATGTGTTTGCTACGGTCTGACAGGTCGGTGCGCGTCTTGAACACCATACGGTCGAAGTTGATACCATCCCCCTTGCGCTTTGAATGGACGAGCCGTCGTATCTCGTTCTCAAGTTTTTGCAAGTGCTTCCGTCCTTTAACCGTTCGGGCATCAACGGTGATGTTGATTCGCGTTGTCACAAAGTCGTAAAACAACTCAGGAGCCTCTTCGTTATGCGCCGTTTCGTACAGGAGAATGAAGTCGTGCTTCTGCAAGTCAAGACGCTTACCATGTTCAGGGTCCGTGGTCGTAATGTCAATCACAACAGGGCGGTAGTTGCCCGTGTTGGCGCGGTTCCAATTATCCTGAAACAACCCAACCATAACGTCGAGGCCTTCAGTCCACGTTGCAACCATTACCGAATCCCCTCCGTACGCTTCATCTCTTTCAGGTCACGGTAGTCAAGGGGTACAAAAAAACCATCCTTGTACTGCAATTGCTGCTCACGAATCTGAAAGTTGGCAGCAAGCATTTGCCGGTCCACCGAATCGTTAATTGATTCAACCACCATTTCATTTGCAGGCTCACCCTCTTCGTTGATGATTTGACCCTCGATGAACTCGCAATCAGCCGCGCCTGCTTCGATGCGAAGGAACATTTCACGCATGCTCGCAGGCTCTTGGGTGAAGTATTCACGCAAGTCGGCCTGCAACTTCTTGTCTTTCATGTACATCTCGGTAAGCCCATCAACAAGAGCCATGCCTTGCTTCGTGAACTCCCTCACTCAAACACCACCAACTCAACATAGCGGGGCAGGGTTCGGTCAATTTCAGCCTGATACAGTTGCACCTTGCTTGCAAGGTCAATGTTCTGCGTACCTTCAGGAATCAGTACGCTGCGGTCGTCAGCCATCAGCAACTCGATGGCAACCATCTTTGTGCAAACGTCTTCAATTGCTTTTTCGATGTACCGCTCGCCATAGATGTAAGCGACCTTAATTGCGTTCCATTCAAAGAAAGGATAGGAGTTGTTGAAGTAAATGATACCCTGCTCCGGGTCAAGCCACCAATCGCGCAGACGGCCCACGTCACCGCTGCTGCTGCCGCCTTGCAGGTCCACTTGGAAGGTCTGCTGCGAGATGGTACCCGTCACGGCAGTATGGTCACCGGCCACGTCAGCGCAACCCGTGAATGTGGTTGCTGTCTTGCCCGTGTAGCGGAAGACAATGGCTCCGTTGATGGCAACACCGGCATTCACGAACCCCTCAGTCGAGTTCACCGTGATAGTCCCCGACACGGCAGAAACCACCGTAGCCGTCCGTCCCGCCGTCTGCTCAATCACAATGTCAGACGAGGTGGACACGATGCTGCACGTTTCACCGCTCTTAACGGGGCGCATACTTGTGATTTTGACGACTCCCGTACCAAGGTCAGCGTTCGCGCTTGCGAGGAACTCGTTGTGTACGGCGACATTGGTAGTGGAGCCTTCAAGCGTAAAAGCAGGACTAAACGTCACCGCAGCCTTGTTCACCCTGTCTTCCTTGTTGATGAGGTCAGCAAGATTTTGAGCCGCCGTGGTCGCGTCAAAATCTCCACGCCAATTAGTACTGCCGCTACCAACAGAAAGAGTGCCAACACTCCCGTTACCACTACTAACGTACAGACTCTTCCCACCCAAGCCCGAAACATCTGCCAATTTGATGCGGGCTTCGGCTGCTCCGATTTCACGGTAGTCGTCTCCTTGCCACAACTCAATTCGCAACACTTGTTGTACGTTACGGAACATAAGTGGGGCTGTACCTACATAATCGGTGTAGTAGCGGCGGCGGTAGGGCTTGTACGTGTCGAAGTTGATGTACTCAGCCGTGACAAGGTAGGGTCGCCAAGCGTTGTGCGTGATGTTGTCAATCCGGTCTTGCATGCGCTGAATCACATGCTCGACCTTGGCCTTGGTCACACCACGGGTCTTGCCGTTGGTGAATGAGGCTTGGTTCTGAATGTAGCCGTTGTCAGCGACTTGGTAGTCAGCAGCCGTCAACGGGGAAGTCGTGAAGGTGATTTTGACGTGTCCCTTGCCTGCTGAGTCCCCTGCGGTACTCGCAGCGATGGTACTGATTACCAAATCTTCGTGACCAAACGGGTCAGCATCGCTATACACCCGAACAAGGTCACCAACCTCAAAACCGTGGCTGCGGAACTCGGTCCCTGTGATGTACACGGCATCTGTGTCTGCATCAGCACTCATCAGCACCGCGTCTGCGGGTCCAATGTCGAGCAGGTCAGCGACTTTCTGAACGGTTGTGTACACGATTGCCGATGGGTCCAAGGGCCGAGTTTCCGGCTCACCGGGACTGAAGACAACGGGCATTCAACAACTCACCTCACGACTTCATCAATAATAATCGCTACCGTCGAAATCAGGGTCTTTTAATGCGGCCCTGCAATTTTCGCAGAACTTCCATGCAGGTTCAGCCGATGAGTGAATGCTAAAGATGTGACCGCATTTTTCGCACTCTTTTTGGACGATAGGGTCAATGCCCCCAAGGTAAGGATTCCAAGATTGCTTCATCAGGCTCCAAGCGTCATTGAACGGTGTGCTACGGGTGAAGGCCTTGCCGTACATGTCATCATCACCGCCCTCGCCGGGGTCACGCATTTCAGGTATAGAGGTTTGAGATGGCATAACGTCTTCTTCCAAAAGACACTCAAGACATTTTTTTGCGTATTGTAAAGTGTACAAATCATCCTCTTGCTCAACGTAAATACCGCTTTTGCAAACCGGACAATGCGCAAAATACTCCTGACCCTGCCAATCGTAAGGTCCGAGAGGGGTTACGTTTCCATCTGCGTCGTAAGATTGTTGCCAATCTCGCTTGACAATTCTCCAAGCGTCATTGAACGGTGTGCTACGTGCGAAGGCCTTGCCGTACATGTCATCATCACCGCCCTCACCGGGGTCACGAATAGGTGGCTTCACGGTGCTACTCAAGCCAATTCTCATGTACTCAAGCACCTTTGCTTGGTCTTCAGGACTGAGTGAAGCCATCTGCGACAGGAAAGCATCGCTGCCGGTGACGGGGGGTGTCTCAGGCTCAACCTCAACAGGCTTTGGCGCACGTGCAGATGCCGACATGTCCGGCGCGGCAGGCAATTTTTCAGACAAGTTTCCTTCTTCGTCAAACAATTCCTTTGCCCCTTCAGGCATGGGGAAGCCATACGACTCAGCGTTCTTGGCCTGCGCACTATCCTGCATGGCTTGCAACTTCTTTGACTGACCTGCCTTGCCTGCGAGGGTTTGCACTTGCTTTGTGCCACTACGCATGGCGTTTTCTCGCTCAGCAGCACGCTGCTGCTTTGGCGTCATAAATGACTTGTGGTCGTCACCGGGACGATTAAACTCAGCAAAAACGTCCTCAAGGCTCTTACCCTTCATTTCTGCCTGTCTTTCAGGGTCAATGTCCATAGGGTCATTTACAAACTCAAGGTCGTGCATTTTAGGATTGGCAAGCATCTGCAACATGATGAGTTCACGAAGACGGTCAGCAGCGGGGCCGTAATTCGGGTCAGCCTGATTCGTCCAACCCATCTCACGCAACTGAGGATAGGCAATCTTGTTAGCAACACGCGACAAAGGGTGTGGCCCAAGACCTGCCTTCTTACCTCCGGTGAGGGGATAGTACACCTTTTGTCGCTGAGGTGTCATTTCACGTCGGGCTTTGACAAGTACGTATGCCATTTTATTCACAACCTGTTCTTTTCGTCTCGGTGTCCGAGGTTGTACTCCATAGGACGCTCACACGCACCACAGGTTGCCCGCCACAGGAAGTGGAGGAACCCGCAATGCACGCACCGCGTACCTGAGCCGATGTTCAGCACATCACCGATATTTGCATTCCGGTTGCGCTGAGCCGCCGTGACGCCCGCGAGGGGGCGGTCGGTGTTGGTGACGACCGCGTTCTCAAGGTCGTACTTGACGCCCTGCTTGCCTGCGCGAACGAGGTCTTCAAGTTCGATTGAACGTGCATCAAACCCCATCGTACCCCACCTCATGTGAAGGACACGACAAGATAGATGTTTCCAAGCACCGTGATTGGTTCTGCGCTAACGATAGAGTTGGCACCGATGGCCGCAGCAACGTCAGTAGCAACCGCTGAGTTCAACGCCGTAAGGTCGCTGAAGTCCTTGGGCGAGTATGGCCCAATCACCTTCGCTCCTTCCGCCAAGAGGAATCACCTCAAGCGCGGCGACCGATGGCGAAGAAGGTCCCTGCAACGGTTGAGCCGGGAGTAGCGGGGGCAGCGCCACCACCGTCAGGGTCAAGTTCCTTCTGAGCAGGGTACACCGTAATGGTGGTTCCGCTCACCGTAGCCACGTCGAGAAGGTTCAGGGTACCGGTACCCGTACCATCATCTTGCGTAAAGCCCTGCTCCACCACAGACGCGGGGTTAATTGTGAACGTGTCAATGCTGCTGAAAAACGCGCTCAGGTTAATGGTCGTTTCACCGGCATCATACGAACCGGTCACAATGAAGCGGTCACCAAAAACGGTCGGTCGGGGGTCAATAGTTACTGCCATTTATCATCACTCCTGTGTTTCTTCGGTTGGTGCCGTCGGATTTAGGTGTTCCTCAACCAAGGCAAGTCCTGCCGCCTTGGTCACGTAGCCGGAATACTCCACGCCCTGTTCGTCAAGCCAATCGAGAATGTCTTTGCGGGACCATCCGGCGTCAGGCAGGCCATCGCCGCCTTCATCCACCGTGATGCCTGCATCACCCTCGATGACAAACTGACTTTCAGGGAGGTGAGTACGCCACGTGTCGAGCCACTCCTGACTGACCTCCACGGACTTATGCCGCCTGAACACGCTTGGGCCATCAGGCCTTCGCCGCTCAAACGAGCGTCCCACGTAGGTCACGACGGGCACTCAACCACCTCACAGTACGAGGAAGGTCACGGTACCGGCGTTGCCGACTGCGACAGTCAACTCAAGGTCACCCGTGAGGGTCACGGAAGAGCCACCGGTTTCGCCCGTAAGAGCAACAATCTTGGTGACGGGGGTACCATCATCCGTGTCATCACCGCTGCCTGAAGCACCGGAAGACAAGGTGATGGTCACCGCCGCCGTCGTGACTGCACCGAGGTTCAGCGAAATCATTCGCAGCGAACCCGCAGCGTTACCGTCCGTGTTGCTCGCGGTAAAAGCCGCGAGGCCCGCCGCGCCACCGGGGTACGTACCCCCGGAGTTACCGCTGAGCCAACCCGTCTCACCGAGCAGCGTGCCGGTGCGCATGTCGAGGTCGAGGGCGACCGACAACGATGCAAGGTTTGCATCAGTTGCAACCGTGTACTTGATTCCTTTGTTGTAGTATGGTCCTGCCATTTCATTCACTCCTTGTTTTCAGTTTGTCTCCAATGGACCTCACTTCAGGTCACGGATGGAAGCGTGACCACCAAAGAAAGTGGTCCACAACTCACCCATGGTGCGGTACATGCCTTCCTGACCCAGCCTGTTGATGGCGAAGGGGTCGCCCGTCTCGATGCCGGACTCGAAGTACTGAGTCGGGATGGCGGTGGAGAAGTACAGGTAGTCCGTGTCGAGGAAGTACATGCGGGACAGGGTGTCCTTTGCAACGTCCTTGGAGGGGATGATGGGAATACCGTTGTAGGTCGCCACGATGAAACCGGCCTCGATACCGGGCACACCCTTCACACCGTTGTAGGTGGGGGTGACACGCTTTTCCTCAAGGAACCGCTGCTGCGACTGCAAGAGTTGCTGCAAGCGCATGAGGGTGTCGTAGCCCGTCAGGATGACCTTGGGGTTGCCACCGCGCTCCCACGTCAGGCGGAAGATTTCATCGAGGTGGTCGAGGGACAGAACACGGTCCGTACCCTTGGTACCGGAGGTGCTGACTTCGGCGTGGGACCAAGCGTTTGCGTCACGGTTAATCGAGTACATGTCTTCGTCACCGGCTTCTCCGTAGTCACCGGCTGCCCCACCAAAGTCCATGGTGTTCGCCACGTTACCGGATGCCGTGATAGCACCCGCCGTCACACGGTCGAGCGACTCAAAGTCGTTCCCGGCAACGGTCGTCACGTCCTCGGTGAGCATCTTGTTGATGTGTTCTGCGTGGTGCTTGCCCATCTCTTCCTTCAGCACGGCGCGAATGTCACCGAGGCCGTCGTCCTTGTCAGCAAGGAACATCGCCGTCTCCGACATGTCGAAGGTGTGCGCGATGGTCTTGGGCTTCGCAGCAATGTGTTGGAAGGTCGGCTTGGTGGTGTCGGGGAGAGTCGAGTTCTCCGCGAGGCCACCGCCCTTGGCGAAGGAGGGACGCTCCGTGATGACGCGCCACCCGCTGCGCTCCCAAGGCCGCTTGGGGAGGATGGAGAAGGCGTTGAACTCTTGGTTGAGTTGGCTCCACACCTTGCGGCCATAGATGGCCTGATAGATACCCGCCGTGGTGGAGAGCATCGGTGCGTCAGCCTTCAAGAGTTCGCTGCCGGAGTAAGAGTACCCCATGGCGTTTCCTGCGCCATAGAAGTACCGCTCCATGTCGGTAATTGTCCTGATGTAGTCACGTGCCATTTCATTCACTCCTTTGTTTGATTCCTTCACTCACCCCGGACCGCTCGGCCCGCGAGGGTGTGAACTTCGTCCCACGACATGTTCGCAAGGTCGCCCGTGGTGGGGACCTCGACCTTCGTGGAGGACTTTGCAATGGTGGTGCCAACCGCAACGCTGCCGGTGGACAGGTTGTCGAGGCGGTCACTCAGCGACTCAATGGACTTGAGAACCTGAGCGAGAGGGGCACGCGGGTCAAAGTTGTCGCGCTCGACCTGAGCCTTGGCAATCTGCATCTCCTGAGAGAAGCGGGAAGAGAACTGCTGCTCAAGGTTGCCACGGAAGGCCTGCTCAAGAGCAGCGGCCTTGTACACTTCGTAGGCAGCCTCAATGTCGGAGTCGGAAGCCGAGGTGACGTAGGACTTGCCGAGTTGGACAGGTCCAAGGGCACCGGAGGGTTCTCGACCGCCGCCGGAGGTGAGGGCGGAGATGGCACCCGTGGAGGGGCTACCCTTCTCCTGACCGCGACCGCGAACCTGACCGGCAAAGTAGTCGGCACCGTCCACGGAGTCGGGGTTGTCAAAACCGCCCATCTGAGCCTTCGACATTTGGTCGAAGTGCAGTCGGGCCGCGTGGGTGTCAACACCCGCGCTCTTCAGCGTGTCTTCCATCCATGAGAGGTATTCAGCGGTGATAACGTCGCTGTATTCTCCCTTTTCCATATCTTCAGGCATGTCTTCGTCCTCCTTGTTGTCTTTTTGGGACTCTTTTTCTTCGGAGTCCTTGGACTCCTTCTTTCCTTCCTTCATGCTCTCACGGAGAGCAGGAGGAAGTTCGCCCTTTTCCATCGCATCGAGGCGGGCTTCAAGTCGGCTCATAATGTCGGTCAAATCGTTGTCTGCACTCATAGTGGTGTCCTCCTTTAAGATGCTGAACTGCGCTTCAGGGTTAATCCCCTTCTCGCAAATCGTAATCTCATGGAGTTCCATTTTGGAGATTTCCTGATAATCTCCGTGGATTGAGTCAGACTTGCGAACACGCTTGAACGCCTGACCCCCAATAGAGAAGCCACGCAAGTTGCCCTTGCGGATTTCCGCAGCAACCTCACGGGCCTTCTCAATGTCGTTGCGGAGTTGCACAACGACGAACATGCCGGTGTCGTCACACTCAGACTTCCACATGCGACCGTTGGAGTCCACGTAGGAGTCAATGACTTCACCGACTTGAATGTTGGAGTGAGCGAGTTGCACGTTGCGGTACTTGTCGCTCTTCATAAAACCATCAAAGGCATCCTTGAGGGCACTCCGCGTAATGAGGTCGCCCTGCTTATCCACCAATTCGACGGAAGCATAGCCCGCAACCACAAGGTCAGACCCGCTCTTCAGGAGCGAGAGTCCGACTTCAGGTCGCTGAACCGTAAGCATTGTCTCCCCAATCCCTTGTTATAGTACATAAAGTGCTACTATGCGGGCGATATCTTCGCTTGGTCGTTTTCATAGTCTAAAACGATAGGCTGCTCGCCATCCACAGGAATAACGACATGTTCCGTACGCTTCTTCTCATCAGTCTTCCGACCTACACCCTTTGGGTCGTAATCGGGAAGGTTTTGCTCGTCCGTAACCTTGGTAGGACCCTGTGGTGACTCAATAGGAGTAGCAAGGTCAATGCCCAATCCCTTTGGTCCCGTCCACGTCATGCGCTCTTTTGCCAACACATCAAGGGTTCGGGCAATCACGTCCAACGCTTTTTTCGTTCGTGGCTTGAGTAGCCGCTCTTCGTCGTCCTCTTCCAACAGACCTGCTGATTCTTCTTCCTGTTGTTCAAGATTCGGAACTTTTCCCTCCATCTTGACCAAGATGTTCTCCATCATGAGCGGCACAAAGGGCGACCAATACGATGCAATGGATTCAGCAAGTTGAACAGGATAGTCGCTCTTGTACAAGTCACCAAGGGTGGACTTGGGCGAGTGAACGTACCACGCATGATTGAACTTCTCCACTTGGTAGGTCACACTATCCATGTCGTTGAACAAGAGATTGATGCCTCCTTCCGTTAGTTCAATGTCAAAAGGCACGAAGGTTGTTCCATACGACTTGGTAAGCAAATCAAGTGATTCTGCACTTGCGGCACCTTCACCTTCACCGTCACCCTCAATTTGTCGCACGTGAATGTCGTACACATTGCGCCCGCCTCGCACCTTCTTGGTCACACCTGAGATAGAAACACGAACAATGTCACCGACTTTGAATGCCTTCTGTTGGTTGCGAGCCGTACCTACGTCCATGTAGTCGCTGCCCTTGTACTCCACCGCACGGTTTCCAAGCACCGACCCGTCGAGGATTGGCCCTGCGCCAAGTTGGTAGGTGTAGGGACCGGTACCCCTGCGGTCAAGGATGATGAAGTTGTAGTCACGGCTTGGGCGAAGCAGTACCCACTTGGGGTGACGACGTTCGCCACGCATGTAGGTGGACTTGCTATCGCGCAGCAAGATGTTCTCATGCTCACCTTGCAGCCCGTTGACCGCTTCCTCAAGACCTTCTTCGTCGGTCATCTTGGTGTCGTGTGGGCCGGGAATGATGACGCATTCACGGCTATCGAATTGGCTGCGCAACACCTTCAATCGCTCATGCATCTGCATGTCGGACACGTTGTTGTTGTCGTAGTTCACAATGTCAACGATGTTGAGTTCTTCGTCACCCAAGATGCCATCAAGGGTGTAGTTGCGGTCGTTCAACTGTTCTAAGGCCTCACGAAACTTTTTCTTCACGTTGACTTTGCGGTTGTTTTCATCAAGCACCGTAATCTCGTCACCGTTCTTGATGATGATGACACGCTTCCCATCGTACCACTTGGACACGGCCCAAGAGTTGCTGAAGCCGCGAAGGTGTTGCAGGTCAGTCAACTCAAAGATGCGATGCATAGGACGGATGGGAGCAATCCATTCAGGCTCATCTGATTTTGCAATCAAATCATTTCCTTCAAGCAAGTTGTTGATGAAAGCCGTAGTTTCAGATGCATTGATGATGTACGGGTCATTGCTTACTACGTCCAAACCATCTTCAGTAAGACGGGAGAAGGGGAACGAAGTGTCCATTGGCGGAGGCAAGTTTGGTTGTACACTCCTTACCCACTCTTTGCCCATCACTTCTTCTTGATTGTTCGTAGGAACAGGAATGGGAAGGAAGGGAACAGGATTGTTGCCGTACACAGGTGTACCGTCTTCCATAAAGTCAAATCCACCTGAAGAGGTGACGGGCGAACCTGAAAAATGCACATTCATACCTGTGTTAAACGTAGGCATAATTGGGTATTGAGTGGGATGAGAGCCGCCAACAGGCATACCCGCATGCCACCCACGGGTTGTTGAGGTGTTGCTCATTGTTTCCTCTCGGGGCGGAGATTGGTCTTGCATTGGGTCATAGACAATCAGGGTATCAGCCTTGTTTCGGGTGTTGATGTTCTGCCACGTGAACGTGTTTTTGCTTCCTTCCGCTTTTCCATGCGGGTCGCCTTGATGAAGTTGCAAACCCAACAATTCCAATGAATCGCTGAACTGATTTGGTCGCATACGTTGTACAATAGCACCTGCGGCACGATGAATCCCGTGGGCTTTCCACGCACTAAGATTTGACTTACCCTGATATTTTGCCTGTTGAAGTTTTTCAACACCCTTAGAATATCCATGCGTGTGAATTGTATGGTTGATTTCATCTTCTCCATCAAGGTCGTGAATGTTCTGTTGCATGAACTCTTCATCCCTTGGATGAAGGAATGATGTATCGTAGTTGCCAATGTTCTGTACAACACCACTTGTCAGCAAATTGCCTACGTTGTTCACATGCAACGGATAGCCACGGTTTTGTGCTTCTTGAATCAAAGAAGCGGCGTATTCCTTTGTGTAGGGTGTAATTTCAATTCCAAGATGCCCAAGCACATCTTCGGGATTTTCATTCCCGTGTACTTCAAGTCCACTTTCTGTGAGGTAATCACGAATGTCATGTAGCACATCGCTATCCTTGCTCTTCATGTCTTTGACTTCAGTACGGAAACCGTAGGCCTGACGGGTAAGACCTGTTACTTGAGCAGGATGAGAAAGAATCCATCGTTCAGCATCGTGAAAAAGTCGGAGCATGTTAGCATGAGCCTTTGCAGGGTCCGCAGCATCAAACGCACTTGGGTCTTGTTCTTCCCATAGTGGCTTCAGCACGTTAGCAGCAACGAATGTCACCAATTTGCGAGACTCGTCCATCTCTTTCATTGCGTGGTCTTCGTGGGCTTTCCACCAATCGCTATTCACTTCTCCAAGCGCACCCTTCTGCGCTTCAAGTTGCAGTTCAACCAATCGTTCTTTGACTTCTTGGTAGCGTTGACGAATACTTTCAACGTCCAAGTTTGGGTCGCTTTCAATTTGTTCAAGAATGCCCATCATTTCATTTTGCAAGTCTTGTTCTTCTTGCATAGCGGGCAACGCGCCACCCACCTTCATCATGTGAGCAATACCGCGACGTGGCGCGTCTTCTTTGATTCCTTGAGCCGTTCCCTTCTTGTTTTTCGCCGCCACCTTGGAATAGTAGGGCACGTCGTTCAAAGCATGATTTACCTGATTGATTACCTCTTGTTGACTGTATTCCCTTTGGTATCGTTCGTTGAGGTAATTCATCAGTTGAGTGAAGTCACCGTCATCTCCTTCACGCAAATATCGTTCAACATCAGCGGGGTTTGTTGTGTTCAACATTTGTGCAATGTCACGCACAGTACTCAACCCCTGTCGGTCAGCCTTCACATCAAGGAACATGTCTTTCATGCTCTCAAATGTAGGCTTCTTGGCCGAGCCTTCCCATCCCATCATGGACAGGAAGTCGTTGAGTGTTTCACCTGCGGGGAAGGGAACCAATCCTCGCATAACATCTGTATATGACGAAACGGACTTGGCTCGCGGCTGAGTGTGGTGGGCATCGAGTCCAAGGTACATGGCGTGTCGCAGGGCGTCAATCACCATGCTTATTCCACTACCCGAAGCAGCGTAGTTTTCCTTTCCCCCTGTCTTAGAAAATTGATTGTGAGAAAGAGTTGATGACATGTGTTCAAGGTTCATCCCTTGAGTCTGAACCTTGTCTTTCATTGCATCTGCTTCTTTTTTGGTAATACGACCTTGAAAGTATTCATATTCCGGTGAAAAGGAGTGAGCAAACAACGTGTAGTTGTGCTTGAAGTTACCATCGTCATGTCCTTGTGTGTGCAGACGGGTTACATTTGCAGGAGAAAGCATATTGCGAATTGGAAATGATTTGGGTAAGTACTGAAAGTTTCTTTTTGTCTCGTCATACACCCCTTCGGTGACCGTCTGTGGTGTCATAAAATGATACATCAAGAAGCCGTTTCCCGTCGCTTCTGTTGAGTCTTGACCGTTTAACGCCACACCCTTGAACATGTGTGAATTACCTTCTTCGTCTGAGTGCGGTGAGTGAATTATGTCGTGGTAGGTGTTGAGTGACATGTTTTGTCCACCGTAAGGAGCAAACGGCATGTCCCAAAATCTTCCCGGCCCATAGGTGTATGCACCATCGTCACTTATCTGCCATATGTCAGGTAGGTTGTCTTCACTTGGATGAGGCCCAACTGCTGCTTTCAAATAAGCCATATCGTTGTTAATGTCCTTGGCCGAGCGTTCAAGCGATTCCAAACCTTGAGCCTCTTCAGCCATTTCTTCCAAAACTGACAAATTGATAGTTGGCTCATTGGGATTTTGTACACCGTACATGGGGTGGTTTGCCATCACAGTACGAGTACGAGGGTCATAACCTGCAAGAAAAAGAAGATTGTCAAAGTCAAATCGGGTACGAAGCAATTCCTCTTGCTTACCTTTTTTGAAATGACTGCGAGATGCTTCCTTGATATCATCCCAAGTCATTGTTGAATCAAGCACTTCAGGATTATTTTTGAAGTCAAACTTAGGCAAGAGGCTTAGTTCCCACTTGCTCTTTTTCTTTGCCGCTGTTGCTTTTGATGAAGTTTCGTCAATTTCATTGAGAATCTCGTCAACGCCGTGTGCCTCGTACAACATACTCAAAACTTTGTCGTGAAACGACATTGGTATAGGCGTACCGTCTTCGGTGAAACTTTCAGACAAACTTTCCAATGGCACTCGCGTAGCATTACCAAGTCCGTGTTGCAAAAACTTTCCTTCGTCTCCTTGGCCGTAGTCCCTATCGTTGTCTTCAAGCATCAGATAGTTGCCTCTTCCACTATGACGCGGCTTTCGCGTGGCCCAATCCATTTCAGGTGTCATACGCAAAACGGCATTCCAAGCAATGCGAGAAGTAGGAAACAAAGTTCCATCGGGCAATTGAATAGCATAATGATTTTTTGACCCGTTGATACCTCCGGGTTGGTTTAGGGCTTCCATTACCACATGTCGTTCTTCAGGCGTAAGCCATTCAAGACCGTACATGTAATCGGTGTGACCCAATTTTGTTGGGTGTTCTTGGTCAACGTCTTCTTCTAACCAACCTCGCTTTCGGTCATCAAAGTGCTGATGACGCAATGCTTCTTCGACACTTGAATATCCCCTGTCAGCCATTTCAGCCTGATGGGTTATCCAATACTGCTCAGCATCGAAGTTGTTTGCCAACCAACGTGTAAAATCACGCTCATAGAGGTCAACAGCGTGTTGAGCATTTGGAGACGTGCCGTGAGTGAGGTCACCAAGCAATTTGAATTGTTTAGCATATCCGTCATTTTTTTCACGCTTATACGGTATGAAATCGTTCAATAGTGGACTGTTCTTTTCTCTCAAGTGATTGAGAAACGCTATCTCCATGTCCTTTTCTTTCTGAGCATGTCCTCCTAAGTAAAATCGGCGCAGTACATTCACAAAAGTAGGTTCACCTGTACCCGGACTAACACGCAGCAAAGGATGGTTAAACTCATGAAAAGGGAAGTTGAAGTGTTGGTATGCATGGCGGGCTGACGGAGGGTGGTACGTAGGCCAATGAGCGCGACCATGAGCCGGATTTTCAGCGGCCATCAAACCATCAAGCCATGCGTGACGACTCAACGGTGCGCTCGCATCAAAGGCTACCAAGGGTACTTTGCCCGGATAAATGTACTTGTCCCACGATAACTCAGGGTCTTCAGATGCAACCGTGATATCTTCTTCTTCCTTCAAAATGTATTCCGCAGCACTCTTGAGTAAAGTGTGAGTAGCGTCACCGTTGGGTGAATTGTCCAATGATTCCCACGCAATGATGTATTCAGCGGCAGAATCACGCAGGTCCTTACCATCACTCAACGACTTGAGCAGGTTGAGTGTTGCGTAATCGAACTGCTCAAAGGACACAAGACCACCCCCTCAACGGAGTGGCCTAAACTGCGGGCAAGCGAAAATGTCCATATCGGGATGAACACCACAACCGGATTGTGTAGTACCTCCACATTTGGCACAGACAACCGGCGCACCGCTTTCAGCAGCAGCACGCAATTCAGGAGCCTTCTTCATTGAGCCACCTTCAGCATCTTCGCGGTCCGCACCGGTTCCCTCATGCGGATTCAACCGACTTCCAAGGGATTCAAGACTGACCTTGCTGCTATCCTTAGCACGCTTAGGCTTGTGGTCTTCCGTCTGAATGGGACGGTCACGGGTGGAGTAGTACGCGGTACGAGTCTGTCCGCCCGTCTCGGTCAGAAAGTGAGGGTTCACCTCGGTAATCTTCTCATTCGTTTGTTCGTCGGCCTTCTTCATAGGGCCACCGCAACCGGCCTTTAGGCATCCCATCTTTGCCATCTTACCGCCACACTTCGGGCAAGACTTGCACTCACAGGGTTCCTTACCACAGTCACACTTAGCCTTCTCCAAGGCATCAATGCGAGCAGCCATGTTGCGGGCCTTTGTCAGTATTTCAGATTCAACGGGTCGTGGCTTCATTCAAGTACCCCCTTTGCTTGTTGTGCCATTTCGTGAATATCTTCCCATGACATGTTGTGAAACTCTTCGTTTGTCTGCGGAATGGACGAAACCGGACCGCCTTTGAGAATGGAATTGCCCTCAATATCCATACGGAGGGGGTCAGGCATCAAGTCGTCGGTGAACGGCGTGGACACCGGGACAAATCCGGCCTTACGAAACAGACCGGCAGGGGATGAAATCAGGCTCTTGAGTCGCTCATTCTCAGCCTTCAGGAGTGCAAGGTCGTTGTCCATGCTCTCCATCTTGGTGACAAGGACGGTCATCAGTTGCTCAGCCGATGATGCGTCTCCCATTGGATTCAACCCCAACGACCAAAGGTACCCTGAGCGGGCGAAAGGCGGGAACCACGGTGCCCGCTTGAAATGATACCGGGTAGGCGGGTACCCTCAAGGGTCACCGTCTCCGGCTCGACAACGAACTTGCGCACAGGTACACCGCCTGCAAACAAGTCGTTTGGTCCCTGAGCGTTTTGCAGAACGTCTTGGGACTTGGCAATCTCGGTGTTGAGGTCTTCAAGGAGGAAGTCGCTCAACTTGTTGACTTCGGACAAATGCTCCTTAGCAAGACTTCCATCACCGCTCTCAAGAGCGGTAAGGAAAGCCTTCTGAGCCTGTTCCATTTTTCGGGCCATTGGGTGCATCTTCAAGAGGTCCATGAGATTCCCTCGCTTTATGCAGTCGTGGGGCGGTTATCAAGGTTTAGGCACCGCGAGGCCTTCGGGCGTTCATCAGCGCATTGCTGACGTTTTCTTGTAGGTTAGGCTGCGGACCCCGTTGTTGAACGCTACTAAACGGTGCGCCGCTACCAACCACGGTCCTTCGCTCAGGCGCAGCAGGCCCTCGATTACGCAGACCAACACCTTGACCACCGGGTTGAGGTGGCGGCATTGGCATGCCCGGAGGCATTCCACCAACCATTTGCGGTGGCATACCCGGAGGCATACCCGGAGGCATACCCGGAGGCATACCCGGAGGCATACCCGGAGGCATACCCGGAGGCATGCCCGGAGGTGCGCCACCCGGAGGCATACCCGGCATGCCTTGTTGTGGCTGCGGTTGTGGCTTGCGGTACACAAAGCGAATGTCGCGGTTAGAGGGGTCCTCAAGCAGTTCCGGTTGGAAGCCCAACTGAGCCATGCGTTGAGCGACGTTGAGTTCTTGTTCGTCACGACGGAGACGGGTAATTTCGTCTTCTTCCTCGTTGGGGTACAAGGTGAGTTTCCAATCGTTGACGTTCATCTGTTTAAGCAGACGAGGAAACAGAACATCTGTGTACACCTTTTGACCGTACTCAACTGCACGGTTGGTGACAAGAATCTGCATACCTTCATTGTTCAGTCCACCGGACTTGCCGGTGTCCACCATGAAGATGCTTGAAACGCCATAGAATGCGGCAATTCTGTTGCGAATCTCGTCACGGACCGGAATGTATTGCATTTCCTCCAAGGTGTCCATGAACTTGACCCAATTCACGCCACCCTTGCCGGTTTGCGATTCAATACCAACACGGGGAATGTAGTGGGGGTCACGCTCCATCTTCTCGTCAACGGACTTCCAAAATGACTTCATGGACTCAAGATTGTCCGTAGTCACCGAGATGATACCCTTGGGCATCCGTCGCTTTTGATAGGCCGTGTACATGTAATTGTCCATAGCCGTGAGCGTCATGGCTTGACGCCACATGGTGTTGACGGGACTGCGACCGTACAACTTTGACGGAGTGTACTTGCTGACGTGAATTACTTCACCTTCAACGAAGTACTGCGTCTTTCCGCTACCGGCCATGTTGACGTAGTGAACGTCTTCAAGGTCACGACCACAGTTCTCGCACACCTTGTCGTCAGCATGCGTCTTCACTTCGTCACGATGGATGATGCAGACTTTGAATCGGCCACCGCGCACACCACGTTTGTCGGCCACAATCCGCATGAAGATGGGGTCACCGCGAACCATCTCCTTGACACGATAAAACGCAATCTCCTTGCTTTCAGGGTCAATGAAGTATTCTTTGACCAAGATGAGGAAAGCGTCATCCACGATATTGAGGTCATTCTCAACTTCATGAAGCAGATGGACAAAAGATTGTTCCATCGAGTTTTCCTGTTTGAGCAACCATTTTGGGTACGTCAACTCATCAGGGTCAGGCTTGCGCACTTCGCCACCGCATTGCTTGCAGGATTCCATTTCCTGTTGGTATTCTTCATCGCACACCGTACATTTGACTGTGAACTTCTTTTCCCAATAGTAGCCGCGACGAAACATCTCCTGACGCAACTTGGAAAGAACGGTGCGCAAAATTAGCGACTCGTTGCTGACTGCATAAAGCGCAGGGATGGTGATGCCCTGAGCCATTACGGGTTCCTGAATGCCGCTTGACCACAACGGCATGGTCGGCGTAGGAGACTCACGCGACTTGAACGGGCTACGAAGGCCTGACAGGAACCGAGAAATGCGTCCTTCTTCTGCCATCATAGCCCCTCCGCGTATGCACCTATGGTATCGGCATCAATTCCCCACTTATCAAGAAGCCCGTTGGCTTTCACCGTATGGTCCTTCCAATTTGAAAAGGTGACAAGTCGGTACAATTCCTGCTTTCGCATAAAATCATCTTCATCCACATACGATAGCATGGCTCTTGCTTGTGTGGTCTTGAGCATCATGTGAGGAAGTGTAGCCTTAAGGACACGGCGAATGTCGTCCTTGCGTGAAAAAATAAGTCGGTGTACACTCTTCTTGGTGTTGTGAGACACCTTTTGGTCCGTGACAAGACGACCACATCCGGTAGCCTTGTGCAAGTCTTCGCACAGTTGTTTTCCTGAATCGCCACTTGCTACAAAGGTCACACGGGGGTCACCGCGTTCGCTGATAAAAATACTGCCGTCAGAATCGAGTGAACCCGCCATGTACGCCCAAATGTCCTTGATGATGAATCCATCACGACCTAAAAGAACGTAGTCACCACGTGATGTACTTTTGAAGATGTTTAATTCTTCACCGTACATTTTGAGCAGCGCACCCATTCGTTGCGCCGTCATGTTGCGGTCCAACGTGTCTGCACCACGGCGAAGCAACTCTCGGCTGCTTAAGTGTCCATGAGCCTGCAACTCTTCTGCTGCAAAGTACAGGGCATCTTGTTCTGCTTTGTTCAGCGTGTCCACTTGATGCAGTACATTTTGCCACATTTTGCGAGCATCTTTCTGCAATTGCATAGCGTCAACCCACGATTGTTGGTCGTTTTCATCCCAATCCACTTTGTCGTTGAGCATTTGCAACACGGTGTTGGCCTTGAGGAATTGATGACAAGCCTTTTGCAACGACACGCTACGGTTTTCACCAAACTTTCGCAACGCCTTGAGGCTGCGGTCGGATAGCCCCATCTGTTTAATCACACTCTCCATGCCTTCAGCCCACGACAGATTGTTGATGGTCGCTTCAACCTCCATGGCCTTCAGTTGTCGAACAAGTCCAATCGTTTCGTCGTATTCGTCACGGTTGTCTTTGTCGTGCCGCCGCATCTTGCGACACTCACGAATAATGGTGTCAGCATCCTTGCCCCAATACGTTTCAAGCCATCCGTCACCGTTCTTTGGAAACTCGCGCTTTCGCAGGTCTTCTTTGATAAATACAGTTGAGGTGGTTTGCAGCGGCAAATCGTTCTCATTGAACATAGGATGCTGAGAAAGCGCGTTGAGTACCATTTTTGTCAAGGGGTCTTCAACGACCATGGGCACGTCGTACACGTCACCCACCAATGCACTCCCCCACATAATGACCACTCACTTGACCATTGGTTAAAAACCCCACTCAGGAAACGGGTAAATCAGGGGGTAAGCCATCCATCAAAGCCTCCTTTTTCTTCCTGATTACCACCACTAAGCCAATCGGCAAATCCGGGCATGTAGTCGTCAAGCATAACAAGCGAGCCACGGAACTCCTTGGTACCCCAATTCGCCAAAGCAAGGGCCATTGCCAAGTCGTCGTGCGTACCCACGCTTTCCAACTTCCCGTTTTTCTGCATGCCGAAACGGTTGAGTTCTTGCTCCAACTTGTGCGTGAACTCACGGCTCCGCTCATCCCCATAGGGTGTGCGAATCTGACCTTGCTCAAACGCCATGAGCAAGGACATGAACATGGATTCCTTACGCTGACGGGTGGTCATGAACGTCTTGATGGGAATGTCGTTGCGCATGTCTTGCAGTTCAGCAGCAAACATGCGTTGGAAGTTGTTTCCTTCAAGTTCAATCAAATCAGGTTGGAAGCGGTTGTTCATCATCAGGATTTGCCGTTTCTGCGCAGCACCGCTCATTCCACGTTCGTGATGCGCACCAATGATTTGTTTGGTACCGTCATCGGGTAACGTACGTAACACAAGCATAGCGGTAAAGTCAGCGTTCTTGTCCGAGGCAATAGCCGTGTCCCATCCGATGAAATGCTGACCAAAGATGCCTGTTGATTCACCTTCTTCGTCGTATTCCATTTCAGCGCGGTCAAGCAACACAAGTTCCTTGTCCCTTGCTTTTTCAAGAATGTCGTTGGGAAACATACTCGCAACGTCGTGAATCGGCTCGCACAGGTATTCACGGGAGAATTGAATAGCAGGCATGGAAAGTCGCCGTTGGTCAAGCGATTCCAAATCCCATCGCTCAGGCCACAGGGCTTTTCCTTCGTTGTTGATGGCAGGGTAGGTTTCAACGGTGAATGCCTCACGTTGCTCAAGTTCTGCGTACAGGTCGTTGTACGAAAAAGGTGTACCAACAATCATCATGCGACCGGAGTGGTGCAGCACAGGAAGCAGCACACCATAGAACCAATCAGCAGCACGTTGCAATTCAGTACCGGTCGTACCCCACAGAATGTCGTCGCACACAACCACGTTCGGGTGGAAACCACGGGTACCACCACCCACGGACTTTGCCATCATACGGCTTCCGTTTGCAAAGTCAAAGTAGGTTTTTCGCCACGGTCGCCCTTCGGGAATAAGGTGTTTCAGACACGGGGTGGTTTCGATGTTGTTGCGAATGAACCGCATGTGTTCAAGCGTCTGCTCAAGTGAGTGGCTGAAAATCATGATGTGAGTGTTGGGTTGAAACGCCGCAATCCACAGGGCATAGGACATGAAAAACACGGACTTGCCGTGGTCACGGCTTGCTTTGACACAGTAGTAGCGGTTGTCACTCAACCCTTTGTCCCAACATTCGTGATGGAACGAATAGTCATAGCCAAGAATCTCGGTGAAGAAGTACCTGAAGGACTTGGCCGACATTTCACGGTCCATCTCAAGGATGAACTGATTCATGTCTTCCTTCATCGGCTCAACCTCTTGAGCAAGTAGTCCATCGCATGTTCAAACGGCTCAGCAGAACGATTGAATCGTTGGTCGTACAGGTTGGTTTGTCCTTGGAGTAATCGCGCTGCTTCAGCGGGGTCAACAGGTGTTCCCTGCTGCTGAGCAGGCTGAGCAGGCTGAGCAGCAGCAGGCTGAGCAGGAGGTTGTCCCGGCATCGTCGGCAAAACCCCCGCTGCATGTGCAGGGTCAACAGGTGAAGCGGTAGGTGCAGCGGTAGGTGTAGCGGTAGGTGTAGCGGTTTGAGATGGACCCATACCCGGTAGCATCATTTGGTCCGGTCGGAGTGGGGAACCATCAGGAGCAGTCGCACCCGGTGCAACAGGCTCCATGTGTGGGGGTTGCTGCTGAGTAGGTGAAGATTGAGTTTGAGGTTGAGTTTGAGGTTGAGTTTCCTTTTGCCTTTCAATGAACTGCCACGGTTGGTTTGCAAGGTACTGTGCGTACGCACCCATAGGAGCAGCGAGGTTGCCCCCTTGCATTTGGTCTGCAATTTGTTGCGTGGTAGCCGCAGCAGAAAGACCGCGACCTGCCAAATCAGCAATAGCACCAAGTCTTTGCCATCCTTGCCCTTTCTGACCTGTTTTTCGTCCAAAGGCCACGCCCGCAAGTTCACGAATTGATGGGCCTTTACCACCAACCACCAACTGCAAACCGCCACTTGGTATCTGCTGCAACGCAGTTTCAGATTTACGAACGAGTACGGGCTTCATGATTTCACCTCATACTTATTTTAATGACCTTGACGACCTCGGGTTGGACGTTGTACGACTTCGCAATTTTGTGCCAATCACCCATCGTGTGATGAATGTTGGTTACTTCCTCGGAGGTAAGCCCAACGTATGAAGCCAACTGACGGGAGGACGTGCGGGAAGAACTGAGGTGTTTCACCACGTTGTTGTCCAATTCAGCCTCGCGGTACTGCATTCGCTCAAGTGCTTTCATCACTTGGTCCATCACAGGCAGATGTATGTCTTCGCTGCGCATGAACTGCGACAACAAAGTTTGGCGTGGGTCAGACAGGCCTGCTTGGGCGCGTGCTTCAACGGGAGACAACTCAGGCGAAGCAGCAGGCCGCTGCCGACCACGACCTGCGAGGTCGAGCATTTCCCTGAACTGTGCAGGGGTATAGCGGCCAATGTCCGGTCGAATGGCTTGGAAATCAGCCGACAAGGGTTGAGGTGTCCCTGCGTCTGCGAGCGGCGGAGGTGATGAGCCGCTTGTTGGGAGAGGCACCGTAGCCGACGGATGAGCGGACGCCGGTACGGGTGCAGACGCAGGGACTTCTTGTGGTAGGTCACCGGGGTTGTAGTCAGCAAAGTCTTCAACCCACGCATAATCGTAATTTTCCATATGTGGCTCAAGCCTAAGTTGTGGCTCAAGCATATCACCGTGATAATTCTGAATGTGCATAGGTCGGCCAAGCGGCTTGTTTGGTACCTCACCTACGTCTTTTCGCTCATGACCGCGAGCCACCATTTGATGTTCAGCAAGCCCTTCAATTAAACGACGATTGAGATTAACTTGCTCTTGTTCATCAGGAGCAATACTTTCTAATTGAACGTCACGCAATTTGGAACTGCCGTCTTCGTTAGCGCCAAACATGTTTGCAAGAGCCATGACACGTCCTGCCTTAGCATGCATACCTGTCCCTTTACCGCTCCCTCCCGCCGTGTAGTACTCGCTATGCTCGTCATGAGAAAGGCCTGAATAATCTTCAAGCCTTCCCATTACGTTGTTGAACAATTTCATGAAATTGCCTCCTTGTTGGTTTGCTCGACCAAACAAAAACATCATTGCAGGCACCGATGAAATCTCCTTAATGACCGCTTGCTGATATTCAGGAGTGAGCAGGGCTTCTTGCAACGGTCGTTGGATTCTTTGTCCTTCAAACGTAAAGGTCACAGGAAAATTAGGTATGGCGTCAACATTGCCTCCACTTAGGGCTTGTCGAATATGGTCTGCCGTCCTTCTTTGCAAATCAATGGCTTCCCTGTTTTGGGGCATTGGTTTGAAAAACACATCAGGAAGATGATGCAGCACTTGCCACGTAAATGCTTCTTGTTGTTCTGCGGGTCTGAACTCATCAGGAAACGGAACTTTTGACCCATCAATATACGCGGAGCCGGGGTCACGTTGTTCGGAGCGAATGTACTTCGGGGGTGTGGTGTAGTTCGCATATACAAACGGTTTGTCATGCAACAAAAATCTGACATTATGCGCAAGCATGTCAATTACTTCAGGTGAAAAATGCTGCTCAAGCAGTTGTCGCAATTCGACGTTGAAGGGTAAGTAGTACGATTCAATGAACTTCCCATTTGGGTTTTCAGCGGCGTTGTTGTTTGTCAGCAACGTAATCTTGGTGCCGTCTTGCGAACGAGTTGGTCGAGTTGTCTTGTCAGGATGCATTTCCACCTGTTTTGGTAGGGGTGCAGAACGCAACTTTCGCCATTGAAGGCTCTCAAACGGTGCCAAATGGTGTTTTTCGTTTGGGTGCTTTTGGTTGAACAAGTCAATTGCTTGATTGAAAAGATTGACAACATCAGGAGATGAAATAGAAGGAACATGCCCTTGCAATGCACGAAGCAAGCGGTATGCAGCCGCATCAATACCGTGTTGGAAAAATCGAGGGCCGTTTGGGTGGTCCCTTTCACGGGTGTGGTAGTAGTAAATGCCGCCATCGTCTTTGGCCCATTCTCCATCATACACGTTGCCTGCACCATCGTGGGCAAAGGCAGGTAAGTCCAAGTTTCCCATTGGCTTGAAGGCCGCAGGTGGAGGGTTTCGCATGACGAACCTACCGTTAGGTCCTGAGTGAATCAGACCCCACGCCTTCTGAATGATGAACGAATTGTACATCATCCCATATGCCCCCGTTGTGAGACAAGATAGCCCGCCGGGTCAAGACCAAACTGCTTAGCGTCTGTCTCGTCGTTTTCTGTCGGTCCTTCAGGGTCCGACTCATTTTTGGGACTTACACCGGCAGGATGAGCAGGAACGTGACCGTTCTCCATTGCGCTTTGTGTACCTGCTTTTTCCAACTTATTTACTCGCTCCAATGCAGCCATGATGCGGCGCATAATGTTGAGTCGCTCAGTTGTGCGAGCGGCTCGACCCTTGAGCATCTCACTCTCGGTACGCTCTTCACTCATCATAATGGACGAGGGAGCAGATGGAGCAGATGGAGCAGATGGGATGCCGGGGACCATGGACGATTGCGGTGAAGGCATCATTGGCGGCATGGGTGGCATCGGTGGGCGTGGCATACGGGGCATACGGGGTTGATGGACTCTCAATGGACGAAGTGCGGGTTGCCTCATTTGTCCTGCTTGACCGGGCAAGAGTCCGCTGAGTCTTCCTGCTCCGGTGGGTCCGGCATAACTGCCTCGCTCGGCGTAGCGGGCGTGGGGTGAGAAAGTTGTGCGTACATTGCCGAGAATCTTGCGAGCCTCAGATTGGCCCATGTACTGACGGTACTTTTGCGGGTCTTTCGACATGGGTTGTTTCGTCGCAATGCCACGGTGACTCATCTCCACAGATAGGTGAGGTAACATCAACCCCGTTTTCTTTCCACCCTTGATACCACGCATGCGAGCGCGGAAGCGCCGCATGGTAGCACCGCTTGGGTCCATGCCGCCGGGTGGCCGCTTAAATTGTCCTGTGGAGGGACGAAACTCGCGCCGCGCTTCACGACGGCGACGGGCTTCGATGGTACCGGGTGTTTCACGTTTCAACAACGCAGACCAAGCATCTTCCATTGGTTCAGCACGGTTGAGGTCTTGCCATCCATAGCCAAACATAGGATTTTTGTTTTCCATGATGCGAGTGTTTGCCTCGTCAAAATACGGTTCACGCTCTTCTGCTGAAAGATTGTCAAAGTCAGGATGCATCATTATGTCAGCGAGTGCTTGGTGGCTAAGGTTCATGTGCGGTCGTTCTGCCAAACCTTCCATCATCATGCTTTGACGCAGTTTTTCTTGTTGCCGCTCATGAGCAATAGCATCGTCTTCTTTCAGCAACGTGGACCAAGCATCTTTCATTGGTTCACTTGCCAATTTTTTCCATTGAGAAGGGTGTACCGCATGCGCTCTTGTTACGTCACGGGCCATGTGGTCAGTTCTTGGCGTTGTTCTCCCTAAATCAAAATCAATTCCACCGGGCATTTCCAATTGACTGTCTTGCCATGCGTCAAACATCATCTCCCAAATTGAATTGTCAATGTCTTCTTGACTCAATTCAGGAAAATCGCCGTACATTCGTTGCATACCTCTTTGCATGAATGGATTACCTTGAAGCCTTAGCCACTCAATTTTTTCATCATTGGACATACCTTCAATGTAATCCCACAAAGAATTGGTGACGCCCATCAAATGCTCATCTGCTTCATCATTCCAAATCTGCTCATCAGGATGAATGTAGTCTTCGTCTTCTTTCAGCAACGTGGACCAAGCATCTTTCATTGGCTCGCTCATAAAGAGCGGTACAGGACCGGTCATTGCGCTACCGGTACCTGTCTTGGCCCCCGTAGCCATGTCAAGCATATGACCGCGACTGCCCGCAGGACCGCCCTGCAATCCGAGTTCTCGCTCTAAGTCCTGCTTGTTGCCGTCGTCCTCACCCATTGGTGACTCGGCACCGTCAAGAGGCAACTTTGCGCTGACCTTGATGTGCTTGATTTTGCTGCGCTTTTCTTTGCGCTCTTGTTCACGCTGCTTCCGCTCTTCGCGGCGGCGTTCCATGTCTTCCGGGGACGTGGGCGAGTACTTGTCCTCGTCCTCGTTAGCCGACGAGTACATCTTGTCGGACTCGCTACGCGGCGAGTACATACGAGTGTCCGAGCCGCGTCCCATCATCGGCATCACTCCACCCCCATGTTCTCCATCAATTGCGCCTTAAGTCGCGCCCATACTTCAGGACTCTCCTTGCTCAATTCGACTTGCAAGATGTTGAAGGTCTGATTGACCTGCTGCGTGTCGCTTTGCGCACCCCATTGGTCTTGGAATCGAAGCAGGTCTTTGACTGTTTCACGAACTTCTTTGTGCAGCGACACCGCATCGCGCACGAAACCGTCTTCGTGAACGCTACCTTCGTCAAGCAATTCGCTCAACTTGTGGTTGAGCCGCTCAGCGTTGCTTCGCAACAAATCAATCTCGGTCCCTGCACGCAGGGCGACTTCGATGGCAGCCGTCTTTTGCACAAGCGGCTGAAAATGATTCTTCATGTGTTGATAGACCACGTTTTCGCTGACTTCTAATTCCTGAGCAATAAGGTCGCTATTGCCTGTGTTAAAGTACATCTCTTCGTAGGCCGCACGCTGATGAGACGTACAGACAGGACAACCGGAGTTGGATGCGAGGTGAAACTCGCCCATGTGGTTGCGGTAGTGCCGCTCGGTGGTGTTGCTTCGCCACTCCTTGTCTTTGTCCAACTGCTTTGGTGAAATGTGACCGTCGAGTAGGCCTTGTTCAAGCCCATCCCGTTCTTCGTCCATGCAGAAAGCGCATGACCGTTTGTACACACGGTCGTCGCTCATGTGCATTCTTAAGTGAGTCTGCTTCAAAAGCGTTCTGTCATCGAATGATGCGAGCATACACACCGGTCAACGCAAGAACGCTACCAAACAAGCCAACTACGTAGTAGGACATGGAAGATGCAGGCAAATTGTTACCCTTGAATAAAATGATAGCCGTGAGGACAAGAATAGCCGAAATGAACTGAACCATAATCATGTCAACAATGACGCTGCGCTCAGGGTTCAACACGTCAAGAGTGGTCGTGGCAATTCCACGTGGCATGTACGATTTATCCTGCATATCATCGTCCTCCGGTAATAAAGGAGCGGGCGGTGTTGCCGATGAAGCCGCCCGCCTTCTCCACCATGCCTTGGTCCATTGCAGCAGCCAATGCTGAGTTCATCATGGACTGACTCGCCATGTTGTTGAGTTGCATTTGCTGCCCTTCAGCGTTCTGAATGTTCTGCTGTGCAGCGGACTGCAAAGCCGTAAAGTCAGCCTTGACGTTTTCAGCACTCATGGTCTGCAAATGCTGCGGCAAGGAGGTAATCTCCATTTTGAGACTACCATCGTCGTCGGCCACAAACACCGCATTCTTGAGAATCTCCAAGACCGAGAAAGAGACGATGTTGTTGAACATCTCAACCAAAACCCCCATTTGCGGGCTTGCAATAAATCGGTCCACCGGTACAATGCCACGAAGCAGCATGATTTGCATTTCAAGTTCACTCGGTGGAGCCATTGGCTGCTGTGGTACACCGGCACCGGTAGCAAAGGCTCCCATGGCTCCCATCTGTTGAGGTTGTTGTCCCCATGCTTGTTGTTGCGGCCACGGATTCTGTTGTGCGGGAATAGGTTGACCCCAACCGGTCACTCCAAGACTCAACGAACCGCCCTGCGGTTGTGGTTGTTGACTGTTCAATCTAAGCATGTCACTCAACCACCGGAAGCATCTGTTGCTCATGAGGTTTTTCACCGCTGAGCATGGATTGGAAAGCAGCGGTAGGTTGGTTTGCCATTGCTAACTCTTGTTGGAAAATCCGCAGGTCAAAGGCAATCATTGTCACGTCGTTCAAACCCGTAGCCGGGTTTTCGTAGTACATAATGGAGATACCCTTTGTCTTCTTGCTATCTTTTTCCAATTCAGCAAAAAACGGCTCGTACTTCTGCAAGAAGGATGGCGTAGGGTCCTTGACCTTAACCGCCGCTACGGGAACGGTCACCATTGAAACACCCTTCTTCATGCGGTCACGCAAACGTCGAGGGTTGGCCTCGCTTACCTTGTCTTCTTCAGCCTCCCACTTGCAAAGCAGGTGATAGAGGTGAAGATGCTCAGGGCAATAGGTACCTCGCATCTTGCGACCGCTTGTCACTTTGTCCTTGGCGACAAAGGCTTCAGCCTGTCCGGTAACGGGGTTTTTCCAATAGTACTCCCACAGGCTTACTCCGGTTTCATCATCCATGATTTTGTTGTACAAATTGTCAACTTGAATAAGAGCGGCACAATCGCAGCCGTCAATAACACAGACGTGGGCTTGCTTGTCGTAGCGGTACTTACGACCCAAAAGGGTACGCACAGGGTTGAGCAGGTGTCGCTTGGTAGGTGTTAGCAAACGGTACGCTTGTCGAATGTCCTTTCTGCGAGCCTTTAGGGGGTCAGGATGGCGGCTTGGATAGAAGTTGACTTTGGGGACTTGCAAATTGGCTCCGGCAGCAACTTCCTGCATAGCCGCTTGAGCCGTAGCCTGTGCCATCAACGCTTCGTGGGTTAGCATAGAGTTGCCCTGTTGCGAAAGTGCGTACACGCTCGCCACGTTGAGGTCACCAAGGTTTTGCTGCGGTGCTTGACCACGAAACGGAATCATTCTTCTTCCACCACCCGCATGTGTGCCGAATACGTGTTTTCCTCACGAATGACGTTCCATTCAACGATGCTGCCCTTCTTCAATCGCATCAACTTAGCAATCCACAACGGAATTACAGTCCGAAGGGACTGACTTGCCGAGCCGACTGACGCTACTTTTGTTTTATCCATGTTTCTCACACCGTCAACAGGTTGACCATTGTTGGTTCCACGTTCCATCCAATTCGGGTCGCCATAAACGACCTGCGGGTTGGAATACCCGCTTTTTGCAAGCGAATAAGGTCATCTCGGAAGGGGTCGAAGATAGGATGCTCTCCAATTCGCCCTTCAGCGTACAATTTGGCCGCAGTATCGTCAAAATACCGGTCAGCCTTGTTTGCAACAAGCATAATCAGACTTGGAGCGTATGATTTACCGTTCCATCGGCTTTTGAGTGTCCGATATCGGTAATTTCGACCCGTAATTGCGTCAACAAGGAAGCGAAAGCCTGCAATTTGCTGAATGGCATCGTTTCCGCCCTTAATTGCTCGGTCATCAAACAAATAGACGACTGCACGGACTTGCCGGGACACCATATCGTCAATCCACAGGTTCCAAAACCGTTCTTGACCACCAACGTCGGCAGAAAACACAACACGCTTCTCGCCTTCCCAACTTACACGCTTGCGAGAAGGTTTTGGCAGCAGGTAACGCCCGAGAATCTTGACATGTTCGGTCCGTTCCTCTTCAGGAATCTCTTCCATTTCCCCCGGAGTGGTCATGTAGCGGTCAAGGGTGGTTTTGCCGGTCAGTCCTGCACCGTAAATGCCGACTTTGCGCGGCCTCCACGAATTGTACAGGCTCTTGCCCCACACCATTGCACCGACCAATGCGGTTCCCGCAGGCTCAACCATTGACCCACCCCGTTAGCCAAGAAGCCAAATCGCCCATCTTGAGCCAAAACCACTTTACGGTGCTTTCCCATACGCTGCGGTCAGTTCTTAATTCGTACAGGCTTGTCATTAAGACGGCTATGCCGCTGAACACAAGTGTACGAATCCAACCAAGTCCTTTTTCGTAGTACGTGTCAAGGGTGTTTTGTGTATGCATTGCCCTCAAGGTGGCTTCCGTGGAATCATCCACGGGCGTCTTAAAGATTCGACCCATGTTCACTCGTCGTTTCTATACCGCTTGTCAGGCGTGCCGTCTTTTTTCAACGGCACTTCTTCCTTGACGCCAAGATTGACAGGTTGATTGACTTCAGCAGTATGCTTGGGTGCGCCTGTCATTTGTGCCATGTCGTACTGACTCACCAACGACGGTGCGCCTCCTTGGACACCCCAACTTGGAGGCATCTGACCGGGGTTGGCTTCCATCCACCGCAGTTCACGCTCAAGTTGGGCTTCCTGCATCCGCAGTTCCATCTCAGCGCGTCGGTTGTCGAAGGTGTTCTGCATGTTGCGGAAACGGTACTGCCGCTCTCGCTCCATGTTGGTTGCCGCAACACGTTCCTGCATGTTCTGCTCAAAGAACATCTTGAACACGTAGTAGGCAACGCCCTGCACAAAGAATGCGGCCATGGCGTAGGTGAAACCGTTCACCCACGCATCATCGTTGTTCAGCCACATGCCTGCATCAAACAGGCCAATGGCAAGTCCGACAAGGGCTGACTGCGAGATAATCAGACCCATCAGACGAATCTCGGCTTCGTTGGACTGAGGCATAGAGGACATGCTGCTCAGGCTTGGTCACAGGAATGGTCATCTTAAGGCTTGCGAGTCAATAGTCACTTTTGTCACCACTTACTTCACCAAAATGAGTATTCACCATTGTACTCTTACACTCTCTCTATTTATTGAGAGTAGTACCTATGAAATAATGACAACTCGTTTTGTCATTTACATGAGTAAGGTGGTGACAAAAGTGACAAAAGTGACTACTCCACTTTGTCAATCTGCCTCAACGTACCACGATTCTTGAAATGACGGGCACGGTTGTCGTGTTCACTTTCGAGGGTCAGTTTGTTACCTTGAGTGTGGCTCACGTCCATGTGGTCGTGGCTTCCCATAATTCCACGGCGACGACGCTCACGGTTGAGTTCTTCACGGTACTTGACGCGCTCAGGAGAAGATTCGTACTGTTTGTCGTATTCCAACTTGTGCCGCATGGCTTCGGGACTTACACGCTCTTTGAGCAACCGCATAGCGATGTCCATTGGTTCGCCTGTTTGAACTTCTTGTGGTGTATAATATACAGAATAAATAGTAGGGTTTTCTTCCGTACCCCATTTACCTCTATGAATAGGGGTCGCTCCCTGCCTTTTATCAAAGTCATCCCACACCTCTTGGTGCAATTGTTCGGCTGAGCAATTAGGATTTATTGATAGATTGCACATATCAGTAAATCCTTCAAAATGAACAGTATGGTCACCTAATCTTTCAACACCTGTATCATCCGGTGTTAATTGATTAAGAAATGCCTCAACATGTTGTAGTGGGTTATCATCTTTAAGCAGACGGAAGGCCAAGTCCATTGGACTTGCACTCATCTGAATGTCACCATACTGCGGTTGCGACATGTCAAAGCCCTGTCCAACTTGCTTTGCAGCCATGGCAGGATGCATGCCGCCCTGCACAAGTTGCGTAAATTGGTCGTAGTGCATAGGGTGAACGTCGTACATGTTTGCCGTGTTGAGTTCAAACTGCTCTCGCGCAGGAGCGGTGGGGTCACGCGCGTACTGCAAAATCTGCTGAAGTTCGTCCTGTGGTGGGGGACGAGGTTCTTGATATGACATGTTGGTACCGCTTACTCCGGTTTTTCGCCTTAAATTGAGCAACAATTCTTCCAATTCGTCACTTTTAGGTTGGCTTTCAGTCCTTGTAGGCCCTCCAATCAAAACAGGTAAAGCATCAGCAGCAATTTTTTTCTGTGCATAAGTACTCAAATGGTCCAAAGGAGTACGATAACCGAAGTTTTCATACGGATTTTTCAAACTACTAAAGGTGGTACCTACACTACTGTCATAGAGTTCGGCTTTTTCCGGCTCAACATACCTTGACAAAAAATTGGACATTGCTTGCCTCATTGCATCACGGTATTGTTTTGCATTTGCTTCTTGCAATTCTTTTTCCTTTGCTTCTATGTCCAAAGTGTAATCTGCGTTTTGCAAAGCATCAAGCGTAGCACGCCAATTTTTCATCGCTTTAGACTGTTCACGAAGTGCTTGCTGCGATGGAAGCATCCTTTCAGTTTCCGGCGTGGTCACCAAAGGCTCAAACTTGGATGACAAATCTTGGACTGAAACATCTTTCTGATTTATGCGGTCTCTAAACACTCCATTAGTTGCTTGCGCCGATAAGTCGTTTTGTGCGTAAATAGCCTGAAGGAGAGCCTTTAGGCGGGCAACGTGTTCGTCAGATGATAGGGGCATCTGTGCCGCATCAGCAAGTTTCTCGCTAAATGAAGGCATATCAATACGTCCTAAGTTTCTTGTACGCAGCAAGCGCAGATTCTATCATTTCAGGAGACAATTTATCCAAACCTTGTGGGAACGAGCCATGCCTCATGATACCAAGTGGTGTGTTACTGTATATTGCTTTTGATGCCAACTGACCCGGAATGAACTCTATATTCGATGTAATCTCTTTAACCGATTTATCGTCTGCCTGACGCCTCATAGCATCAATCAACTCAAGTTTTTCTTCGGTCGTCATCTCACGACCTCCGGGTTGAAGGGGAAAACCTTCCTTGTCGTACGCTCCTTCAAGTGCAGGATGAATGGCGGACATTGGAAATTGCGAAGCGTATTCTCGCCATGCTGCTTGTTGTGGACTGACTATTGTTTTGTAAGGATTATCCCTTCTATCAAGCGGATTCAATCTTCGTAGCCTCTCTTCAATTGCTGTTGGCTGCATTCGTTCATATGTCATCCAATCCGTATCTTCAGACTTAATTCTCCAATTTGTTGCATTAGGCGTATCGCTTTTCCATGAACCACTTGCACGTAAAGGCGTCAAACGACTGTTATCAATGGGTGTCATCGCTACGTATTCGGCGGACTCACCCCCCTTGAATCGTGGCCGTTCTTGTACCAAATCTCCGGGGTAAAACCCAAGGCCGCGAACGCCAAACAGATTTTCTTTCTTTTCAGAAAGAACCTCATTCATTTCTTTTACATTGGGTGGAACAAGAAACTGCATGGGCATGCCTTCTTCTGTCTTATATCTGTAAGGTAAAGGGTTGCTCACGTTTTCCTCATAAGAACCAACGTAACTTCGTCCACTCATAGGGATGAGTTGACCACCGGGAGTGGTCATGACACGCGATGCAATGTCTCCTGTGAAGCGGTATGCGTTGATGGGTGGGATTGAGCCGGGAATTACCGTGTTGGTCTGCGGGTCAAGCCACCGCTCGGTGGTCAAACCCGGAATCAGTTGCGGTAGTTTCATCTGCGTGGTAAAACGCACGTTGGGCGGGCTTTCCCTACCGGCTTCCCAAAGCATACTGTTTGGGTCAAAATCAGCCTGAGCATTCGCTTCGCCTATGTTGAGAATATCTCTCACGGTATTACCGTAAGTGTAGCCAAAATCCGGACGGCGGGTAAAATCATCAGGGTCAATTGAGTCTTCATACACCGTTTCCATGGTCGGAAACTCAAGCGATTCAGTAGGAACGTGAATGGGACCTAAGTACTCACCCCTGTACCTGTTGCGCGGATTTTCAGGAAAACCAAAGTCGCCGGTAAGGGTCGTTTGCCGCTTCAGCAAACGCCATGCCGACTCCATTGGGTCCAACACTTCACCTCAGCATTTTGAGCATGCGCCATGCAAGGTCCATTGGATGCCCGGTTTGCACGGTACCGTTCATCTCGTCCCAAACACGTTGTTCGTACTGACGCTGAAGGACTGAAGGATGGGTCTGAGGGTTTGCAATCTGCTTGTTTTCCAAGAAAACTTCACCGGTATCGGGGCACGAAATGGTGTGCATCTGCCCCAAGTAGTCGTGACCGGGCACAAGGGGTTGCGATTCAATGGTCAAGTCGCTTGGTCGAGGCTGACCTTGCAGGCTACGCATAGTACGCTGCTTGTCGGCTTCTTCTTGCGCAAGTCGCTTCGCATTGTTAGCCACTTTTGTTTCATAGGCACGCCTGCCTGCGTCCGAGCGCACCTGTGCAGCCTCTTGAGCAAGCCGCTGCCGCTGCATCTCAATGGCCTCACCCATACCGCGCTGCTCTTCGTTGGTCAACACGGTTGGACTGTTAACCTTGGTTGTGGCAATGTTTTGCTTGACTTGCTGTTCGGTTTGCCACTCTTCGTCGGTTTGCTCTTTTTCACGGAAGTTCTTCTTGCTACTTGAGGGAGCCATCATTTCAAACTCGCGCTCGTAATCCTTTTTGGCCTGTACGGGCTTCTTGATGGTTGAAGCAATGGGCTTGACTATTCTTTGCTGCTCGAACCGCTTCTCCTTGGCCTTCTGTTGATTGTGCCGTTTGGCTTTTAACATCAACAAAAAATCCCATGCAAGGTCCATTGGCTCGCCGGTCTGAATCTCAGCACCCTGCTTGGCCTGTTCAGCGGCCTGTTGCGCTTCGGCTACCTGTTGGTCCTTGCGCTTTTCACCGCCCATCATTGCACCAAGGCCTGATGTTGCCGCACCAATCGCGGCTTGACCCTGTGGGCTTGCAGCAGCAGTAGCCGCTTTACCGGCAGCAGCGGCAATCGGTGCAGCAACCGCAGGCAAAGGCATACTTGTCGCAGAAGGTCATAGGTTTTCAACAATGCGTAGTGCAGACTTCCGGCTGAGGGTTCCGCAATCCGTACGCCAATTCGCTTGCTGAGCGCAGTAATCCAGTATCTATGCCGGTTTTGAAACCCCATGCGTGCAAATGATTCACAAGCGTTTCAGTTGACAAATTGGCTCCGCTGCCTTTAGCAAACGGGCAACCGCCGAGTCCGCCGATGCTGCTATCGAACTCAGTCACACCTTCAAGCAACGCTTTGCGCACCAACATGAGCGCACGCTCTTCCTTGTCACGGTGGTGCAGGTGCAGCGCGACGTTCAATCCCTCATCGCGGGCCATTTCCACCATCCACGGCAATTCGTGCGGCGCAGCCGCGCCCACGGTGTCAGCAAAAACCACGGTGTTACCAAACATTTTGGCGTCACGTAAGCATGAGCGCATGGTGTTCTCGCTGACAAGCCCGCTATCAGGGCTACCAAACGCCATCGAGAGGTACACGCGCACGTTTTCCTTGGGTACATCTTGCATAAACGTGCGGTACCGTAGCACAATTTCATCCCGCGTAGCACGCATGTTGTTGAGGTTGAACGTCTCGCACGGCGAAAATACCACATTGATTTTTTCCACGCCGCAGGCTTTGGCTCGCTGCATGCCGTGTGCATTCATGACCAACGCCGAGCCACGACCGCTGAACACTTCTTCGCCGTTTGCCATCTGCGGCAGCAGTTTTGGATTCGGAAAACTAACCTCTTCGATGTTGTCGAATCCGGCCACGTACAGGCGGTGAATCAATTCGCGCCGCTGCTCCACCGGCACCACGTGCGGCAGGGCTTGAAGTCCGTCTCTTGGGCCAACTTCGTACACCGTCACACGCATGACGACAGGAGTGTCGGTGCGGATTTAACACCGCCGGTCAGTTACCCCATAAGCGTTGCAAATACGCAATACGGTCATCACCGTCGGGGATTTTGATTTGCCCATCGTTTGAAAATATGGTTTGTCGGTAATCGGGGTTAGTCTCAGGTTCCTGAAGAAGAGTATTTTTGGGAATAGATTCAACTTGATTTGTTGACTGTTCTTGTTGTATTGGCAACGCAATACGATGCGGGCCGCGTAAATCGCCCCATTTCAGTTCGGTACGATTAGGCATGTACGTTACTACATCAGACGGTAGCAACTCTTCCCTATCCGGTTTTTGCACAGTAACATCGCGTATGTTTTGACTCAAGTTTTGATGGAAAGGATTGGAGTTTTGGTTTCGCGCATCGCTTCTTATTCCATATCCATGATGAATCAGATTTTCAAGCAAGGCTCGGTAGTGTCCTTGTCTGCGTTGGCGAAGCGGAGTTCCCGCTTCACCAATTTGGTTGAGTTCATCACGTCTCAGTCTTTCAGGAAATGTGACGCTTGATAGGTGTTGTCCATCTTGACCAATCAATCTTGCTATGGTTTTTTGGTCATTCAATTCAATGTGTGAAGGAATAATTCGCTTTCTATGGAAGGAGTAAGGTAAAGGTGCATCCATAAAGTCCGACAATTTTTTTTGCCTTTTCAGCAAGAGCCAAGACTGCTCAAAAGGACTCATACAAACATCACCGGTTAGCCAAATAGTTAGCAAGTTCGTCAAAATATAGTTTGGCCTTCTCTTCGGATAGTTTAGGAAGTTTGTAGGTACCATCCAAAAGGCTACCCATAGCCCCGATTTCTTCTTCAAGTAAATCGGTAGGCGTCCTAAACTCCGCCAAGTCTTGCGCTTGCACAGGCTGAGCCGGTTGTGATTGGTACAGGTCAAGCCGCTCCCTACCCGCTTGGTCTTCCATCATTTCTTCCATCGTGTTGTACCGCCCTGCCATGGCTGCTTGACCCATTAGGTCTTGGTTTTGGGTGGTGGTTGGCCCCGTGGTCGGAACAGCAGCGCGGTACGTGTCGGATGGACGCGGGAAGAACTCTTGACCGGGATAATTTCGCACCGAGTATTGCTGACCGCCGATTCGCGGCCTGCCATCAAGTCGGAAAATGGTGCGGTCGGTCAGTTGACTCTTGAGCAAGGACCATGCCTGCTCAAACGGCGTCAAAATCCTTGCCTCCGGGCCATTTCACGGTATGCTTGAATCATTGGCTGCGACATGCCGCGACGTGTTGACAGGTCTTGGTCACGAATATCGCGGAGTTTAGCATCAGACGTGTCCATGGTTTGTGTACCAAACATGTCAGCAAGGATTTGCGCACGCATTTGCTTGGCGTCAAGTGGTGGAGTGGGCATACTAAACTCATTGCCATCTTCTTCCATTGGGTCATCCATTTCAGCCATCGGGCCGGAAGGTTCGTCCGGGTATTCAGGCACAAGACCGTACATTGGGTGTTCCTCAGCGGGATATTGGTTGTTCATGTGGTCGGCACCGCTACTTCGTTGCCGCTCGCCTGAGCCAATGTGTCGAATGTTTCCAATTGCCTTGGCGCGAGCCTTGTGCTTTTCGCCCAACTCTTGCAACTGCTGCGTAAGCGAGTGGTGCGCACCTACTTCTCCTTGCAATTGTCTGAGTGCGTCTTGGACCGTTTCTTCGTAAAAGGCGTCTTGACGGCTCATTTCGGGGTTAAAGAAACCGGATGCAGCAATAGCATCTGCCACATTGTCGTCAACGATTTCAATATCTTGGTCGTGATAAGGGACAAGTTGAGACAATTGGCCTATTTGTCGAATACGCCGCATATGCTCAGCATGACGATTGTTGTCTCGATTCATCACACGGTCTGCTTCTTTCAAGGATTTTAGCAAAGACCAAGCGTCAGCGAATGGGAGAGAGTCAAACGATGCGGTCTTCATGGTGTTTTTCGGGAATGGGTTCTCGGGCTTGCTGAAATCAAGTTGGCGGGGAGGGGAGGGCCTGTTGCCGCCACCCTGAGCAGTTGACATTAGGTTGCCGTGCATAACGGCCCCGTCGAGGGCGAAGTCGCCCATTTCATCTTTTTGATGTTGCATTGCTTCATCGGGTTCGTCCGGCATACCCTGCGTAAGAATCGGAGACAGATTCCGCTCAAGTAGTTCAAGTAGTTCGTAATCAGGCTCGTTATCCCATATGGCGCGTTGATGCTGACGCCGCAATTTTCCAATTTCAGACTGCAAGTTCTTACGTACAAGTGCATAAGCCTGCTGAAACGGTGTCATTGATTCTCGCAGGCGGGCGGTGGTTATGAAATCAGCGGCGGTAGTTGTACGGCCACCTGCGGGATTTTTTTTTTCTTGGATTTATTTTTTTTTTGCCCTGTCAATTTTTTTTGGGAACCCTGCGCGTGACTAAAAGAAGCGTTATGGGGGTGCGTTATGCTATGCCTCCTTCTAAGGGGGGCGCGTTATGGGGGGCGTTATGGGGTACTGCGGCGGTGTGCAATCTGCACCAAGGGCGGCGTTATGCCCCACGTTATACCACACTCATGTGCGCGTAACGTATGCATGCGCTACGCGCGTGCGCGACCGCATAACGCATACACACATGCACACCCCACACACCCACCTGAAAAACGCAAGCCCCCACGAGTGCGCCCTTGACCCCAACCCATATGGGTGCGATAGCACGATTCTTCTTGCGCGTTACACGTTATGCCTACGCGCGTTAAGGCCCACCGTCCCTCGCGCCTGTACACACATACCCGCGCGTGAAGGAGGCTGACTGAGCCTCGAAGTATATAACCAACGGAGGGATTCAAGGCCGATGACAACGAAAAGCATCATCAGCACGTACCAACAGCCAACTGCCACCCTCCCCTCCGGTGTGTACGCCCCCTCGGCGGCGTATGAAATGAGGGAGGTCTTCTCGGACCTTGCCCGCGTCATGGATGGGGCTCCCTCCATCACCATGTACGTCACGCTTGAGGGCGACAAGCCCGCGTGGTCGGAGCAACCCGTCAAGTACACGCGCAAGGAGGTTCTCGACCGCCTCGCTTACATGGCAGCGGGGGTCGCCTCCGCCCGTGGACGCACGGACCTGCAACTCACCCGCGCCGCCTTCGATGCCGCCGATGCCGCCATCCCCACGGGCAGCACCGATTATGCGCTCATGGCCGCGCTCCTGCGCAGCACGTACGAGTGCAAGGCTTGGACCGACCCCAACACGGGCAAGGTGCGTGCGGCTGAAACCCGCCCTGCCTTCGGCCACTTGCTCCTGACCGTCCCCAAGGCCATCCGCGATGCGGCCAAGCGTGCCACCCGTGCGGCTGACATGGACGACGCCCTCGCCGTGGGCGAGGCGTGGTACTGTGCGGGCATGACGGACAAGGATGGCATTCTCATCGCCTACCTGAGCGAGAACGACGCTCGGATTGCGTGGGCGCGTAAGAACATCGGCAAGGATTGGCATGCTTCCCTGCCTTCGGGCAAGGGCAGCGGTCGTGCTGCGCTCAAGCGCGAGTTGCTCGCCCCCGCACCCGTGTACAAGGGCAGCGAGGCCATCCCCGTCCCCACGGTCGTGAGCGAGTACGGCGACATTGACTCCATGCACCCGTCCAAGGTGCGCAGCCTCGCCCGTGAAGCGGGTGCTTCAGATGAGGTCGTCATGGGCGCGGGTGCAACCGAGCGATGCCGTGTCTTCCTGAAGGGCAATGCTCAGGAGCGAGCGCAAGCGGTTGCGGCCAAGGCCAAGACCCTTGCACCCCGCGCCTCGGCTGCGCCCGCAGACGTGACCATCCCTGCCGCCCCACCCGTGACCGTTGACCCTGCCGTGGTCGCTGCCCTCGTCGCAGGCATGGCCGGTCAGCCGCCCGCCGCCCTCGCAGCGGCGCTCGCTGCGCTCTTGGGGGCGAGCGAGTGAAGTTGACGGAAGAAGAAGCGGAGTTGCTTGCGAGCATCCGTGCGTACCCAAAGAAGGAGGTTTGAATCACATGAAGAGTGTTGCACAGGGGAGAGGGTAGCCCGTGCGGGAGTGAGTCCCGCAGGGTAGTTGTGTGCCGAAAGGCGCACCGCGAGTGTACGCGAAAACATACACCAGCGTTTTCCGAGGATGCGCAACCGTCCGTTGGGGGCGGGGAGGCCGAGCCGCCTTCCCGCCCCCTTTTTTTTGCGTCGGCAAAGCCATAACGCGATGCGGTCGGGGTGCTGATGCGCCGCTGCGCCCGCGAAACGCGATGGCTTGCGGCTGATTGCATCGCACCCATATGGGTTGGCCCCGCTACGCGGGAGGAAGACCTCTCCCATTCGCGTACGCGGCCTACGTGTAGCCGTGAAGATTTGCTGATGGGGGAGAGGCGCGGCTTCGCAGTAGCCCGCTTTATCATCTCGCCCCTTGGTCAACAGGGGCGCAGCACTTCACCCACAGTAATCGCCTCTCAGAAAGCCTATCCTGTATGTGACTACTGAGTAGTGGTTATCGCTAACGCCTACCGAGAGGCAACAATCACAACACACCAACGGAAACCGTGGTACTGCGTGACCTTGCCTCACTATTCTCACCACTTGCTTCACTCAAATGAGTAATCCTGCGACGAGAAGACTACTCATTTTCTTAGGTGTTACACTCTCTCTTGATTATGAGAGTAATACCTATGGTATAGTGAGTATAGTCCGAGCATTATTCAAACAGGTGAAGTAAGTAATGAGAATAGTGACTACACATTGTCGCAGTACAACGGTTTTGATAGGGCAGAACGTGAGAAACCAATTGGAAGTATTTAACCAACCAAAGGAATCAGGGTTGATGTTGAACGATAGTACCCCACCACAGGATGAGCATGAACAGATGGATGATGATGATGCATGGGAGGGAGAGGAATGATTCTCTTTCACGATGGCATACAGCACGGACTGTTTTACTACGAGGGCGAGTACTACCTTGTTGCTCTTCCCACCGTGGCGGAGGTGATTGAATGAGCAAGCGGTCATACAATACGTACCCACCCCTCTCAGACTTGCATGCCTTCAGGGAATACTTCGGCATCCACACAGGCGCACCTTGGGCCTTCGATGAAGAAGGTCGCGTGTTGAAGTTGCGTGGCTTCCCCGAACAGGCAGAACTCATCGCTATTCCGGTGCTACCAAGTGAACTCGATGAGTGGTTGGATGGACAACCATCCGAGGTCATCGAAGAGTGGCGTCAAGGTAGGATGATGGACAACGCACGACTGATTGCCGCCGCGCCTCAACTTCTCAATCAACTCATCGTGGCTCTTGAGAAGGAACAGGAATTGGTTGCAGAAATCGAGCGGCTGCGCACCATCGTGGACTCCATTCCTGATGACGTGTGGGAAGAAATGCGTACATGGGAAGCAATGGAAGGGGTGATTGAATGAGGCAATACTTGATTGACAGACTGAAGACGGCACGATGCAAACAGGACGGCAAGCCTACGGGTGAGCGTAGCACTCGCATTCATGGTTACAACATGCACTATGACGAGAGCCAATGGGACGTGGCCGTGCGCTATCATAAGACCAACGTGGTCGTGTACCACGCCAACGGAAGCCTCACCCTCAACTCAGGTAAGTGGTACACCCTTACAACCGCTGCTCGCATGAACAGGTACTTGCCTTACCCCATGTTCGTCCGGCGAAAGAATGGTGAGTTCCACCTGTACAATTCCAATAGCGGAAAGGTGTATTCCTTCTTCGACTACACCACCATTCCTGCACATGAGGTGGTCGCATGATGCAAGTTACCTGCAAGAACTGTAGCCGCATCCACGAACCGGTCAGCAAGGTGATTGAAGGGGGACGGGACTCGGTGTACGTTGGGTGGTGGCTTCAACCCACCGGCCCCACCTTCCGATTCATCACCGCTTGCGAATGTGATGAAGGTCTGTGGTCGTCCAACGGAGTGCGCCGAGTCATCCCAAGCCCACACTTCTATGCAGATGTTGCATTCGATTTCACTTCGGAGGTGTTCGCATGACCCCGACCCTACTCATCACCGCATGGCTCACCGGCATCTTCGCTACCGCATTCGTGTACGGCCTTGCGGAATCGTACCTGCTCGCAAAGAACATCGAAGTATATAACCAACCAAAGGAGGAATGATTGATGCAACTGAATGTCAACAACATGCACAGTATTGTCAAGGCTTTCGTCAACCTTGGTGCGCCTGTGTCGTACGACGACCAAGGCCCGAACAAGTTCGATTGGAACTTCTTTTACGCACACGCTACGCGCAGCCACCTTGAACACCACCACCTGCCGACCATCGCTGCTCGCCTGTGGAAGTACAAGGGTACGCAGATGCCGAGCATCTTCGCGCAGGTTGGTCTGCCTTCTTCTCAGGTTGAAGAAATGCTGCAAGCCACCAAGGACATGAAGGTGGAGCAACCCAAACCAACGGTTCGCTTTGAGCGCATCACCGATGTGTCCACGGACAGGTGGGGTAAGGTGTACAAGCAGGAGCGTACTGCTATCCACTATGCTTTCAATAACGATATCAAGAACGCTCTCAAGAATGCGCTTGCTTTCCCTGCCCTCAAGTGGAACGGCGACACAAAGACGTGGAGCATAGACAACACCAAGGAAACCTACGACGCAGCCGTGGCTGCACTCACTCCATTGGACGTGGACATTGTGCATCTTGAAGACGCTGACTTCGCACGTGCGAAGCCCAAGGTCGAAGCACCTACCGAAGCAACGGCGACACTCAAGGGTGCATCCCTGCATCTCGCATGGCCGTGGATTGAGAACTCGATGGCTCGCTACGCCGTGATGAATGAAGTCAAGAGTACGCAGGGTCGTAAGTGGAACGCTGACCTCAAGACGTGGAGTGTGTCGCTCGCTGAAGCAGGCCCGCTCGTTGACCGCCTCCGCTATCTTGCGGAGCGTGAGTATCTGACCGACGATGCTGAAGGAGTGGCACTCATCCGTACGTGGGCTACGGCAATCGCTGATGCTATCTCGTCTGTGCCTGAAGTAGCGTCGGTGATGAAGGACCGCGCCGCTCGCATTGCTATCTCTTCCGCCGTCGCAATTGATGAGGCTGAATCAAAAGACATGGCCGAAGCACTTGCTGAAGTCTTCCCCGAAGGACGTGAGTTGTACCCCTTCCAATACGTCGGTGTGCAATTCGCGCAAATGGCGGGTGGCCGTTGCCTTATCGGTGACGACATGGGTGTGGGCAAGACCATCCAAGCCATCGCTCACATTGCACTCAATGAATCGCTGCTCCCTGCTATCGTGGTCTGCCCTGCATCGGTCAAGTACAATTGGGAGAAGGAAGTCAAGTCGTGGCTCCCCTTCCATCAGGTCCATGTGGTCGAGGGTCGCACGGGTGAACTGCCTGATGCCAACGTGTACGTGTGCAACTATGACCTTGTGACCTACCGTGAGAATCAACTGCTTGACCTTGGCGCAAACATCGTTGTCCTTGACGAGTCACATTACATCAAGAACAACAAGGCCAAGCGCACGGAGTCAACCGTTGAAGTAGCCAAGCATTCACAGTCAGTCATCTGTCTATCAGGTACGGCCATCACCAACAGGCCCAACGAGTTCTTCACCACACTCAACCTACTGCGACCCGAAGACTTCCCATCCTTCTTCAACTACGGAAAGCGATACTGCAACGGACACCAAACCCGATTCGGTTGGGACTTCACAGGCTCGTCCAACTCAGACGAGTTGCATGCACGTACCCGTGACTTCACCATCCGTCGCCTCAAGACTGAAGTGCTGACCGAGTTGCCCGACAAGGTGCGTACCCTGTACGATGTGGACATTGGCAAGAAGGGTGTTGCTCAATACGAGTCGCTGCTCCGCAGGTGGGAAGAAGAGTACGCTGCGTACGCAGCAAGTGGACGACCACTTCCCGCAGGCTTCGCCCTCAACATGCTCACCGACCTGCGCCACGAAGTCGGTCGCCTGAAGGTGGAGTCTGCCGTTGAATACCTGCGAGAGTACCGTGAGCAAACGGGTAAGCCGCTCGTTGTCTTCGCTCACCACAAGGACGTACTTGGTGGTATCAAGGAAGCATTGCAGCAAGACAAGGACATGGCGTGGCGCATCGGTGCTATCGTCGGTGAAATGCCCGCACATGCACGGCAGCAAACCGTTGAGTCCTTCCAAGCGGGCAACCTTGATGTTGTGCTGTGTTCCACCGTCGCAGCCAAGGAAGGCATCACCCTCACCGCCGCAGACACCACCGTGTTTGTTGAGCGTGAGTGGGTTCCCGGATGGGAAGAGCAAGCCGAGGACCGAGTGAACCGGATTGGTCAGGAGTCACAGTCCGTGTCTGCCGTGTACCTCACGGCACGTGACACGATTGATGAGATGTTCAACACCGTGGTCGAAGCCAAGCGAGCAATCGTCAAGGCCGTGCTTGACGGTGGTGACGAAGAAGACAGGTCAACCATCATCGCAGACTTGCTCAAGGAGATGGCTGCGAAGGGACAGATTCCTTCGGGCATGGCTGACGCCCTGCTTGGAAAGAAGGAGAAGAAGGTGAAGGCATGAACGTGAAAGAACTGATTGAACAACTGCAAGACTATGACGAGGACTTGGAAATCGTATTGCTCACAAAGCCGTGGCGTGGCTTGGGTTCAACCCACGACCTTGATGATATCAGCATGGAAGTGGGCATCAGCACAGGTCGAGGACAGATGAAGGACAAGGGTGATGCTTGCTGCGATTATCAGGAGTGGGTGTGTCCCTGCGGCAACGAGTCGTGGGTTGAGGCAGACGAAGGAGAAGTGTGCGAAGAGTGCGGCACACACATTGACGACTACATTCCAAAGGAAGGTTCGTGCAAGATACCAAGTCACAACACCAAGGTACTCGCACTCATTTTGGAGGTGTGAACATGGGAACATCAAGTGGATATGTGACTGATTGCATAAACTGCGGCAAGCCGTTTATGAAGCGAAGTACGAAGGCGAAAGCCTTGTGCGTCGAGTGTGTTAACCCAAGGGGTCGCACCAACGCCTACGGTACAACCGCTTTCAGGGAGCAAGGCTACAAGAGTGACTCAATCGCAGGTAGTGTAACACAACGTAGTCCTGTTGAGAACAGACTCATCGCTCTTGAAGACCGCATGGGTAATGTCGAACAACAACTGTTGAGCATCACACACGTCATTGATGCTGCCGTTGCAGCAGCCATGCTGAACATCGAAGAGGAAGCCAAGCGCATCAGCGAGCGGGTTATTGCTGCATCAGAACGTGAAGTCGTGTCGCTCATGAAAGAGCGGGTGGACAAGCATGTGCTTGCGCTTCGCACTCACCTGAACCAACGCATCGCTGCGCTTGAAGAGTACGTAGGATTTGAGAATTGAATTGGAAGTATATAACCAACCAAAGGGGATGAAACCATGATGAAAGTTACACCAAGAATGAAGCCCACGGACATGTGGCATGAAGAGGATGATTCATACGTCAAGATTGAATGCACTCACCCCGCATGTGAGCGGAGTGAAGTTCTCATCAACAGCAAGGCGAGTACATTCATTCGCACCTACATGGACACAGGCCGATGGCCTGCATGTACGGTGTGCAAGCAGGAGGGACGAGCATGATTGACCGAGAGTTGATTGACGAGTACATAGATACGTGGAACGACCACAGGCTCAGGGAGTTCACGGAAGCAGTTCTCAATGAATGCGGGGAGATGCGTCAGCACATAACCTACGCTGCTTCACTCATTCAATGCCGCATTGAAGGGGACGACATTCCGATTTCAGACATTCGGGACTACCTGCTTCATGCCGTAGGCATGACGATTCAGGAAGCGATGATTGCTTCAGGCTTTTGGGAGGATGAGGAAGAATGAACACCGAACAACACGACAGAAGGCGAGCGAAAGTAGGACTGTGCAGGGGCCGACACTCCATGCCCGGTATCGAACTGTACGTCTATCCGCAGGTGGTGGAGAACCCGCTTGACTTTGATGACCTTGAACATGAGGCTTACCTTTTCCTCATGGAAGTCATTGCCCGTGGTTACACCCATGTCGAACTGTACGTCACGGGTCTAACCATGTGCCTCACTTCCTTCCTGAAGATGGCGGCAGGCAACATGCAAGTCACGCTCATGCATTGGGACAGGGACACGGAAACGTACGTGCCGCAGGAGTGGAACTGAGGATTTCAATTGGAAGTATATAACCAACCAAAGGAAAAGGAAGTGAACGAAGATGACTGAACAAGAAGGTGAATACATGAACGCAGATGAACAAACGAAACCCGCAGGCTCGCAGAAGGCCGATGCTTTGGAGAAGTACAGTAAAGCGTTGGATTTGGGTTTGGTGCATGACAATTGGCGTACACTCAAGGTGCATCGCTTCGACCTCATCCCTCCGGGTGAGCCTGTCACGGCGGAAGCGATTTACGATGTGTTGGAGCGAGCGCGTGAGTTCTCTCCAATGGAAGCGCGAGAGGACCGGCCCTTGTTCATCCGTGCCTGCCCACTCAACCCACGCCCCGGTGTGCTTGAGTCATCAGCAGCATACGATGACGATAAGCGTGATGAAATCTTCATGCGTATTGTCAACACGATGCTCTCCAAGGAAAACTCGGCCACACCCATGTACGACCACGGCTACGTGGACCCGCACGGTAGCATCATCGTGCAGCGGTACGTTGAGGCTAATGCATCTTGCGTTGCAGCCCCCGGCTCGTACATCATCATGGGACCGGACAATGATGGGGTCACGGCAGGCAAGGCCGGACTCAAGATTGCTATTCCACACACCCTTAGCGACACTCGCACCACCGCCAACCTACATGCGGTGGGCATCAAACCTGAGAACATTGAGTTGGAGTTTGTTTCTATGCTCAATCTTCCTAACACCGATAGCCTTGATGAAGCCGTACACTCATCGCATTCGATTTCCCACAGACACTACCTTGTGCAGTTGCGGGGTTCTTCAGGCCATGCTGCACTCACACCCCCACCTTCGGGCGTGACAATCAATGGCATTATCCCCTCCGGTACAATCGAAGTCAAGCACGTTCATTACGTACACAACGAGGGTGACGACGAACTCTCTCGCATGGAAGCAGCACTTCACGCAGGCTTGCCTGATGGAGCGGTGGTCGTACACCCCACGGGTACTCACCTTTCGCACCACGCAGGACAATGCCGAAAGTACGGTGTGCCGTACATCGTGTCTGACACCGTACAGGTTGGTAGCACGTGGGTTGAAGTCGCCCCCGGATGGGTGATTGATGACCCCTCGTTTGAACCACAACCATACAACCCGTACGAGTACCTTGACTCATTCGCCGCCGGTCTTTCAACCGGCATCTTCCGCTACGCTCGACAGTACGGTTGGCTCTCTAACCACTTCCATCAGTTCATTGGTGGCCCACTCATGGCTCCTGATGAAACCGCATACTTCGCAGGTGTGTACGTTGGATGGGTACTCAACAGTACCCTCGCAGTTGCCCTCGGTGAGATGCGTCACGCACCCGGTCGCAAGAACAACCTCTTGCCTTCCACCTATCCCCTGATTGATGCTATGTACGATGGTGCATGGGAGAAGGGACAAGCGACGGGTGAACGGCAGCACTACTACATTGCCGTTGAGAAGAAGCCTCTCACCATTGGCAGCATCACGGCCATGCTTGACTACCTCGCTGATGCATACAACACAGGTTGGCAGGGTGGTGGCTACGGCGGTAAGGCATACGGCCTATCATGTGAGAAGACGGCTACGCTCAGCCGTGCAATTCAGAAGTTCGTTGGCTCCTTCTCGGAGGAAGACTTGCTCGCCGTGATTGATGCAGCCAACGCTGCTGAACACAACGTCCACAACAACGGCTACTTCTTCAACAAGTTCATGTCGAACTCCGCTCTTGATTGGGGTACTGACCCAAAGAAAATCCGCATGGAGCCAAGCACCTTTTTCCTTGTGTACTACGCAGCAACTCATGCATGGCAGTACCGTGATGCAGGATTCCCCGGTGCTGAGGACAAGACCGAACTGATTCAGTACGTCAGCAAGTTGACGCCGACCATGCTCCGCAAGGAACCACTCTTCATGCGGAGTGACCTACCTGCTGAACTTGATGCGGTGCGTGAACGTACTTTGAACAAGATGTACTACGTTCACTCAGGTATGTACGGTAGCCCCGACAACGACAAGTTCATTCCGTGTGGACTGAAGGGTTGTGACACCTGTGTTCAAGCCATTGAAGCGATTGAACAATTGGCTTTCTCAAGCGCAGGCATGTGGCTCGGTGTCGCTGAAGTGGACACAGACATGCTTGACCTGTCTTACCCAACAGCATATGAAGACGTTGAGGAAGTCACCAACAAGTACCCCCATGAATGGGGTGAGAAGATGGTGCAACTGAAGATGTTCAGCAAGGATATGCATTCCTATGAAACGGTTGCTGAATTAGAAGAGGCAATTGCCCTTGGCTATTACATCAGCCAAGTAGCAAACGATGATGCCGCGCTACACTCAGCAGCGGTCAAGGCCGTGAGCAACGCTGAGTATGCCATCAACAATGCGGCGTTCTGCTCGCACATCAAGCCTGTGTACAACAAGCATACCACGCTTGCCTTCTTCCTTGCGATGAAGGAGCATTACGCCTGAGCGGGACATGAAAGAAAATAAATGGAGATGATGATATGGGAAAGAACTACACGAAATACACGTACACAACAAGTGAATGCCACACCGGACAAAATGCGGTGTTTGAAATTGGCAAGGCAGGTGACGCCGAGCATTACATTCTGTATGCAGGTGGTCGCAACCGCAGCGGCGGTTGGTGGAAGCAGCCCCTCGCAGAACTTGCGATGGGACCGAGCGAAACCATGACGCCGACCTTCGGCAAGGCACTCGGTAACGATGCGACAACTGTACCCGATGGCTTCACCTGTGCGCAGCACATTCCTGTGTACGAGCCTCCACTCATTGTGTCACTTGACTTCCCCGACTTCGGTGTGCCTACTGTACCCAAGGAGTTTTGGTACGCCCTTGCTGACGACATTCGTTCACACAAGATTACCCACATTTCAATGCAATGTGCAGGTGGTCACGGTCGTACCGGAGTGCAACTGTGTATCATGCTTTGCCTCCTTGCACCCGCAAGTGCAGCCAAGATGGACACGGCAATGGACGTACTCAAGTACGTGCGTGATACCTACTGTGACCATGCTATCGAAACGCTTGCTCAGTTGGAGTATGTTGCTAATGTGATTGACAAGCCCGTTGGTGAGGGCTTCAGTTCCCACAAGTCAACGGGTGCTTGGAACGGTGGTGGTGCTTCGGGAAAAGCGCATGGTGGCAGCAGTAAGACCACCTTTGAACCATTGACCGACCCGTGCAAGTGCAAGAAGCCAACGCGAGCGGTGGACCATGCCGGTATCGCTTACTGCAAGAATTGTCAGCGTGACATTGTGGAACTTACTCCCAAGGACCATTGGGAGAATGAGGACCGCAAGGCAAAGAGGCCAAGTGAAGCGAAGAAGGAGAGCAAGAAGGAATGGGTCTGTCCGTGCTGCAAAGTGGTGTGCGCTGAACACGCCATCACCGTTACCAAGCCATGCCCCGTATGTTCCTATGTACCACCGACTTCAGCCCTGCTCAACAAGACACAGGAGTGTGCCGAGTGTGGCTTGGACGTTCCGCTTATTGAGTTCATTGACGATGATGACGTGTGCATTCAATGCATGGGTCGCTACGAACAACACATCAATGTGAAGTGTGTACCCCACGGTGACATTGAGGTTGCTTGTGGAGTCTGCAACGTCATGTACCCAATTGATTGCATCCACGGATATAGCATGACGGCTGACAGGTTGAACACGCCTGAGTGCTTTGTGTGTTGGAAAAAGAACGGTGACAACTGAGGAAGTATATAACCAAAGAAAGGAAAAGAGAATGAAGGTGAGAGAATGGACAACAGACAAGTGTATTACACAGGTTACAGAAGCGCAGCGACGTGGGCAGAACTTGGACTGATTGGTGACAGCCTATCGTTCACAGACGATGAGGTTATCACGGCAGTTGGCATTGGCTACACGAAAGACCAAGTGGACAACCGTACGGCGATGGAAGCCGCGCTTCAGTTCACGTTGCTGAATGCAGGACAGGAGAAGTCGCTGTCCCGCGATGACATGCTGAACGACCATACCATCCTTGCATACTACATTGAGCAGGGTATCGTCCACGATGGGTGGATGCCTAAGTTCGATGAAGAGGGAATGCAAACGGCATCCGAGCGGGCGTGGGTGTACCGAGCCGACATGGAGCCACGGCACACCAACCGCATTTCAAGTTACGGCGATTACCTTATGCCGCAGGTAAGCAAGACCGGAAAGTACCAAGTCAAGAACACGGACCCCACCAAGACGTACCATTGCTACGACACATGGACGCATAAGATGCACAGGTTCCTCACGGCTGACGACAACGCATACGAGGGTACGACAGTCATGGACTTCATGTCCACACGCCGAGACTTGATTCACAATGCCGATGTGAAGGCCGTACTCTCCTGCATCAGCCGAGTGCTGACCCGTCTTATCCAAGGTGGGCGTGTTGTCAAGGACGGCAACGGTCGAGGACGTACGTTCCGTTGGGACAATTGGTCTTGGGTTGACGAGATTCGACAACAGAAAACTGTGAGCAACACCAAGGCTCGTAAGTTGGGCGACGTGGTGAACGGATGGGAGTATGTGGTGAAGTCCACCAAAGAACATTACGGTGTGAAGATTCACACATACGAATGGTTGGCGGTCAACCGTGATAACCTGAAGTTCTTCGGTGTACACAAGGACGCCTCACTAAGTAGGCTCAACCAAGAACAACATTGGAACTATGCTATGGCGGGTTACGATAGTTACAGGAATAGGTTCATTTACGCATACAATTACGAAGACATTGCCCGTGATGTTGAAGCCTTCAACTCATACTTTGAGTCCATGAGGATTGAAGTCCCTCCTGTCTTTGGGCGTGAATGTAATGTTCGCCTTTCACTCAACGGTGTGCTTGGCGATAACATTCCTGTTGATACGAGCGAGATTTCCCTCCCCCACCTCACCATTCAATCATGGCCGTGGAACTTCTCCCTCCCACAAGACGCGGTAGTTGAAGAGATTCCATCGCCCGAAGAAATGATTCAGCGCATCGCTACTCAACGCACGGACATGGTGCGTGATTACACAAAGTCCGTGGGGATGTTCATGAACAAGATTCCATCGGTGCGCGTCTTCGCTGAAGGAGGGGACCGGCAATGAAGCGGTTGACCGTGGCGCAGAACATGTACGTTGACGTTGAACATGTTGTGGACAACACATATCAGGTGATGAATGTACACCGTGTAGTTGGCGTCAACGTGGGCGACCTTGTGTACTCCACCACCCGTGGGTGGATAGTAACACGTGTGGGTCAAGCCGGACCCGTGACCGTGCTACCCTCGCGTACGAAAGAAAGCGATTCCAATTGGAAGTATATAACCAATGAAAGGGAAGAGGAATGAAAGGAAGTGAGCAAATGAATGCAGACATACACATGAAAGAACAGATGGATGAAGACGGATATGCTTCGTGGCTTAGTCATCGCAAGATGAGCGGCGAAGAAGCGGTAGTGCAACTGCGTATCAACGCAGGTGGTGTACTGCACGTGCAGGTGTACCACCCCGAAACGGTATTCAACCGACCCTACGGTTTTGCTGAGAAGTACGTCGTGCCATCCCACGTCATTGATTGGCTTGCTACGCATGAGGGTGAGTACCAATCCTTCGCAAGTGGTGAGAAGGTGTACATTCGTCCGAAGGTGCGCCTGACTTCATACGAAGATGGTGTACAGATTTCGATTGGCGACACCGATGGTGAAGTCAACAAGGCAGGTGCAGCAGGTTTCATTCTTGACGTGGATTCATCCAAGGAAAAGAACGGCCAACTGATTGACGCGCTTACTATGTCCGGCTTGTGTGATGATGCCGAGGGTAGCCGATGGATGCCGGAGGTGAGCGAGTGAGCGGATTCATGGAACAGTTGCAGTTACTTCACGATGAAGTGAAGGGTCGTCATAACCTGACGGACTTGGGTGAGGGAGGGAGCAAACTCGCTTCTATGGCCGTTGACCTGTACATCGGTCATCGTACTCTCATGCAGCGCATGATGAAGGATGCACACGTACATGCTGCGTTCTCGTTTGCCGCTGCCGTGGAGTACCAACCGTTGATGGCACACATGATTCTCAGCGAGTTCGCTAACGTGTACAACGTCCCTGTGTCGTGGATGATTGCCTTGCCTCATCGCATTGCCATTGACCCTGCATTTTCATACGTTGAGTTCCTCGATGAAGACTTGACGAAGGCATGCTTTGAGAAGGATGGCTCCGCTACTGAGATGTTGTACGCAGCCTACCTTGACGGGAAGGCAGACGGACGGGTTGACACAGACGAAGAGTTCCTGTTCTCACGCAGCGAGGGTGCTGAGATTTTCAGCAAAATGAATGCCGACATGCTCGTCTCTTATGCGAGCGGTCAGGAGATGACTCCTGAAGAATGGGTGTCGCACACCTTCGGTGATGGGAAAGAGGATTGGTCCTTTCCCGCGTGAGTCTGATGAGAAGATGATAGTCCCCAAGGAGGAATGAAGATGAGCAAGACGTGGAAGAAATGGAGCCAAGAAGATGTTGAGTACATCGTCGCCGCAACTCAACGCGGCACGAAGTCTGCAACGATAGCGAAGAAGTTGGGCCGTAGTCAATCTGCGGTCCTTCAACGTGTCTGCACACTACGCAAGCAGGGTCTTATCACACCTGTACAAAAGCCGGAGCAGGTCAGCACGACTGATGCTCGGCATGGCAAGCGGTGGTCTGATGAGGAACACAACACGATGGTGCGTCTGTACGAATCAGGATGGTCGTACACCGCCATCGGTGCTGAAATCGGACGTACACCGAAGGCCGTGATGGACCGACTGAGCAACCTGAAGCAGTTCGCTGATGACGTTGCGCCCGCGCAGCAGTTGGACTTCGATGATGTGGTCAACGCCGTGGTTGCTGTACTCAAGCCGAAGATGCTTGAGTACATCAACCGAGCCGTGGAACAGGAAGTGCGCCTTGCTACTCATGTTGAGGAACCGGAGGCCAAGCCTACCCGTGCCGAGCGACGTGACGAGCGACGTGCTGCGAAGAAGCAGGCCAAGATTGACCGCCTTACGCAGCGCATTCAGGAGATGAGCGAATGAACACAGAACAATTCGACGGACACACGCCCGGACCTTGGACACTTGAGGAAATGGAGGACGATGAAGGCCAACAATGGTTTGAAGTCCCTGCCGTTCACTACACTACGAAGCAAAGCGGAGACGGTAGCCAACAGGAATATGCCGACGCACAACTCATCGCCGCCGCACCTGACCTGCTCGCTGCGCTCATCAAGGAGCGCGAGGAAGTCAAGCGGTTGCGTAAGACAATTGAACGGGCCGTCAGGCATCTTCATCCTGAGGATTTTAACGTCGCCTCCGCCTCCGAATCAAACGGATTTTTACTTGAAAAAATGTGGGCAGCCACCTGCGCTTTGGAAGGAAAAGAAGATTGGTGATTGAATGAACACGAAAATTGTGCAAAAATGTGGATGCTACGAGGGCGACTGCGTGGAGATTTTGGGATTGGAAGTCCCGCTCTATGCCTGCTTCACCTGCGGCTATGCGGGTGTTACGCCTTCGGGTGCTGATAACCCCCACGATGATGAAGTGCATGTGCATGACCTGCTCGCTGAAGTCAAGCGGTTGCGTAAAGCACTTCACATCGAACAACAGATTGTGGAAGCCTTCTATCAATACAGGATGGAATGCTGCTTCGACCATTGTGAAGCATGGATGGTTGAACAGGGCTACCGAGTCGTCGTCTTGGAGGACGAAGACGACCCCACTTCGGGTGTGACCGAATGGGCCTGTGAGGTGGGACAATGAACACAGCCGCACCTGACCTGTTCGATGAAGTGAAGCGGTTGCGACAAATGGTTCGCAAACTCTTCGCCAACGTGGACGAGGACTTCGCGTTCAATTGGGCGGTCAAGAACATTAGCGAGCAGGACATGCCGTGGTTCAGGGGTGAGGAAGAATGAACACAGAACAATTTGAAGGACACACGCCCGGACCTTGGACGACGAACGACATTGAAGGGCGAGAGATTTGGAAGTGCCTCTTCAATGGGGAGTGTTTCACCGACCCCTCCACTTACGGCAGACCGGGCTACGAAGAAGTGCTGATTGCTACGATGGCACCATTACCGCCGGAGGATGACCCCCTCGCAGAAGCAGCGTTCGAGAGGATGATGGCAGACAAAGAACTGATGGCCGCCGCACCTGACCTGCTCGCTGCATACAAGCGCCTGCTCAAATGCACTATTGATGCTCGCTATGTTTTGATGAAGCACTATGGATGGATGAGCATGAACGATTGTACATCAACGGAAGACGACGAAGAGATTGTCGCGGTTGTTCGTGCGATTGAAGAGGCATTGTATGGTGAGGCTTCGTTTGAAGGTGAAGAAGAATGAACAAAGAAGAAGTGACGATTGAACGCATCGCTGAAATGAGGCTTGCTTACATCAAGCACTTGGAGAAGCAGGTTGCTGACCTGAAGGCACAGGTGGAGAACCTGCTTGAGTTCGGTGAGTACTTCTTGTGCCGTGAGTGTGAACTGCATTCACCGATAGACAAGCCTTGCGAGTGTTGCCCCCATTGTGGGGAGCATCCGGGCGAGCCTGACCTTGACCGCCTGTGCGGTGAGTGTGGGCGTGAACTCAACGACGCGATTGCCATGCGCGACGAGATTGCATATGGGAGGCTTTGATATGAGATTCACTATGCGGAACTGCGCGAGGCGCAACTGTAACAACTTCACACTACCGGGCTTCCGGCTTTGCATGAGGCCCGACTGTGGAAACAAACAGGGGGAAGAAGAAGAATGAAAGAAACGAATAAGGGAGACGAAGTGTACAGGATTGACTACGCCAAACCAACGTCGCGGTACAAGCAACGTGGTGCGGTACAGACGGAGTTCTATGATATTCCGACACGCGACGGCAAGACGGTGCGAGCGCAGCGGCTTGTCCCTGTGCGACGTGTGCCGTTGAAGGAGCGGGCAGCGCAACACAAGGCAAATCACCCGAAGGACGTAGGGGAGAAGGACGTGCGTGAGCGGAAGATGGCTTCTATCAGTCACGTTAAAATCCCAACGTACCGTGTGGAGGAATGATGACGCCGTTTGAGGCTGCGTGGGCTGAGATTCAGTCGCGGCAACCGAGAGGGCAATTCTTGGGTGGCTCCACCGGAGCGAGGGGGTTCGACTTGGACCCCGGACGATTCGTTGGCAAGCGAGGAAACCATCCCCGTCACGTTTTGAATGAGTTTGATATGAACCGTTACCTCTCCATGATGGGTGTCGGTGTACCAAACGCAGCCCTATTCCATGATGATGCAGGACCGATGATGCTGACGCAGTTCCAACAAGGACGACACGTCAACCCACGGACGGACAGGCAGAAGGTGGCTGATGATATGCTCGCTCATGCGCTGATTGGTAATTGGGACGTGACGGGGATGGCAAACGACAACGCGCTCATGCTACCGAGCGGGCAAGTGTCCTACGTGGACGTGGGTGGCTCCGGTCCGTGGCGAGCGCAAGGCGCACCCAAGGGCGACCAATGGGGGCAGTACGTCAACGAAACGGAAACGCTGCGAAGGCGCAACCCGTGGTACGCAGACGTGAGCGATGAAGACATACAACAACAGTACAACCGCATGGGCGGGCAGTACGGACTACTCACGGGGCTGAACCAAGTGGATTGGAACGACCCCAACACAAGGGACATGATGCAACGACGAATCATGTCCCTGCAACCGTGGCTTGGTTGAAATCCAATTGGAAGTATTTAACCACCGAAAGGGAAGATGAGCGAAAGCAAGGTGAAGCAAAATGAATGAAAGACAACTGAACAGAAAGAAGAAGGAAGAATTGGTCAAGATTATTCTTGACTTGCAGAAGCGGGAATTACCTGAGCCGCAAAGATGCCCGTCATGCAGAAGCAAGGACATTACGTACACCGACACGTTCCTTAGTGGCAGCATCGAAGTGGCATGCGATGAGTGTAATTCTCTTTGGCACGAACTGTGGCGATTCGTTGACATTGAAATGATTAGTGGAGAGGATAATCGTGTGGCTCAACTTGAGTGATGGCTTCCTCTCCATCGTAGCGCACACGCACAAGCCGGACCACCTGCTTGTTCGCGCTCGTAAGCGTGAACATCTTGAGTCGGTGTTTCCGAACGCAACCGTCTATGTTCTGCCTGACGCAGACTACCCGTACAGGGCTGACGTGCTGCGGAGTGACGTAGCGAATCGCTTGTTAGATGAGTGTAATACAATTCAGTACAGTAATTTCAAGGGTTCTATTTTGGACGACGAATACCACGATGCATTGATGCAGATTTGGGGTCTGATGTGGAACTACGGGCTGAAGCATCGTCCTAAGCGGGGGGTGGAGGCATGAAGAACACACCAATTGAACTGCCCGTTGGCTCGCTGACGATGTGTGACGTGAAGGACTTCCGTGATACGCTGAAGCGAAACCACACGGTCGTGACCCTATGCAAGTACCCTCCAACGTGGCACTCAAGCGACGACAACGACCGCTACCACTACTACTTCCGCTACTACAACGCTGACCCTGAAGTGTGGGCAACCGCTGCCTTGGTGGTCTTCGACCTGATTCAACAGGGGCGTGATGTGCTGTTGCATTGTGTACACGGCAAGGACCGCACGGGTGGTGTGGCTTACGTTGCGCTTCGCTTGCATGGGTACAACCATGACGATGCGTGTGACGTGATGAAAGAGGCACGGCCTAAGATGCGCAAGCAATGGGACGCTATTCTTGAAGAGCGAAAAGACATTCACGAAGCGGCGTACGACTCCGCAGGTGAAATGATTGACTCCTTGCCTGCATGTGCAGACCTACCGTGGTGGACCACGTACTTTGCACATGAGGCACGGTCGGAGAAGGGGATTCCAATTGGAAGTATTTAACCAACCAAAGGAAAAGAGAATGAGAGGTGAACAAAATGGCACACAACTTGGCAAGCCTATTTGGGCAAGCAGCAGAACAGACGAACGGAACAGGCCACATGATTGCGTGGTCGGGGAATACCCCTTGGCACGGACTTGGTACATCGGTGGAGGGGTTGATGACAACCCACGAAGCCCTGAACCTTGCGGGCTTGAATTGGACTGTGGAGAAGCGACCGCTGACCTACAACCACAACGACGCATGGCACGTCGTACCTGAGACGTACGCCGTGGTGCGTGAAGACGGACTACCCCTGACCCGCAACGGCAAGGCCGTGGGTCGTGTCTTCACGTGCTTGCAGAATGAGGATGCGCTCTCCTTCATGGATGACCTGCTTCAGTCACACGAAGCGAGCATCGAAGTCGCAGGCGCACTTGGTAATGGTGAGCATGTGTGGGTGCTTGCTCGCCTACCTGATGTGTACAAGGTCGGCGGCAACGACGAGATGCATGCCTATGTACTCATCAGCAACTCACACGATGGAACCGGCTCGGTGAAGTTCCTTCTCACGCCAATCCGTGTGGTGTGCAACAACACGCTGACCCTTGCGCTTGGTATGAAGACGACGAGGTACAACATGCGTCACACGTCCAAGATGGGCGAGCGAGTGGACGAGGCTCGCATGGCCCTTGGTTTGGTCCGTGAAGGTATGACGGAGTGGACCGAGATGGCGAGTGGACTCATCAAGGTGGAGATGAGTGTGGGTGACATGAACGACTACTTCATTGACACACTCGGTCTGTCGTACAAGCAAGATGAGCCTGATGTATTGACAACTCGCTCATCGAACATTCTGACTTCCGTACATCAGGTGCTTGCTCGTCCGACCAACTCGGTTGGCGGCATGGAAGGTACTGCATGGGCGGCGTACAACGCCGTGACCGAGTACATTGACCACGAAGCAACGAGCCTCCGCGACGGTGAGAAGAGCCTGAAGCGCATGGAGTCGGCCCTCTTTGGTACGCTCTCCAAGACGAAGCAGCAGGCATGGACAAACGCGATGGAGTTGATGGCATGAATGAGCGATTGAGTTGCATTGGCTGCGACCATGAGTGGTTTGGAATCCCTGAGTATGACGCAAATCTTGACGGTCATGTAAAATACGGTGGATGGTTCATCAACGTGGACTATGACTGCCCCGACTGTGGCTTGAACAACGTCGTTCAGTTGTCTGTTGACTTTGAGTTCAGCCGTCGCATGACGATGGAGATGAACGAGAAAGAGTTCATTGACATTCCCGTGAAGCAAGAAACCTATGAGTGGCGCATCGTTCGCAAGGACCGCTTGCCCTTCGATTACGAGGCTGACGGTGATGTGTACGTTGAACGGAAGGAGGCGAGCGAATGAGCATGAGTACGGAAGAGGAACTGCGATTGATGGACGGCGAATTGTTGTGGTTGATGTCCTATGTGGATGCCTCCATCATTTGCCAAAGCGTGCTTGACAACGGACTTCGAGTGAACGCGGCGAAGCATCTTGCTATGAAGTTGGAGAAAGAGTTCGGCGCATACCAAGCCGCAGTTGACTTCTGTTGGGTCTATTACCATCATGGCAAGGCAAAGGCCGAGCAATTCCTGAAGGACTTAACGTGGGAAGGCACGCTTTACTGCTTCGGTGATGAACAAGAACGTGAGGATTGGCTCAACGGAACCGGCGATTGGGCGGAGGTGGTCGAGTGACACGCATTACCGCCGAGAGCATTCGTGCGCAGATGAAAACGCTTCAACGTCATTTGAACTTGTTAGAGGCATTCGCTGAAACGTCCTTCAGCGAAACCGCTTGTGCTGATGAAGAACATGAATGGCTTGACAACGGATGGGGGGGACATAGTGACGAAGCCTCGCCTGATGAAGCGGGCTTTTATGCAGAATGGGCTTGTAAAAAGTGCGGCGTTATTCTTGTGAGAAATTACAATCAGCACACAGATGAGTACACACATGACCCGTGGGCTGAACTGCGACCCGATGGAGGCGAAGAAGAATGAAAGAACTAACTGAAGCCAAGAAGCGTATTGCTGAGTTGGAAGAAATGTGTAGGCACTACCACAACACGTTGAATCGTGTGCATACCTACCTTGAAGAGTTCTATGAACACTCTATGGAGTTTGACTACATGGACTTCCAAGATTACATCGGAGGCGAAGAAGAATGAATATGAAATTGGAAGAGATGAAAGCATTTGCAGCATTGACTGATGAAGAACGAGCAACGGCGATTCGCCGTGAAGAAGCGCGACTGAAAGCGATTGAGGAATGGGCCGATGAACGCTTCCGACCTGACGACGGCTATGGTGAACTGCCTGACTGCGGCTGCGGCGACCCCTTTTGGACTTTGAACAAGGAAGGACAACAGGAAGTCAACATTTGCTTCCGCAGCGACGGCACAATCACTTCTGATGTGTGGGAGATGATTCAAATGTCGCACATGTATTGCCTCAACTGTGGCGGCACACCATTGGTCCCCCAATCTTACATTGACGACTTCATCGCGGAGGCGATTGCATGAACATCTTTGTTCTTGACCTGAACCCTGAGCAAGCAGCGCGTGACCTTGACTGCGTTCGCCTGCCCAAGATGTGCGTTGAGTCTGCGCAGATGATGGCCTCAGCCCTGCGCCGACACGGTGCTACTGATGAGCAGATGCCACTAACCAAGGCAGGCAAGCCCTACCGTGGTGGGTACAAGCATCACCCGTGTACTGTGTGGGCGGGTGATACGCTTGGCAATTTCATTTGGCTCGCCGCTCACGGCATTGCACAATGCAACGAATACCGTATTCGGTTCAACAAGCAGCATGCATGCGAGGAACCTATCGTGGCTATGGCAAAGTTGTTTCACGTCGTTCCTGTTGGTGCGCGTACACCGTTTGCTCAGGCCATGCCTGATGAGTACAAGCACGACGACCCTGTAGTTGCGTACCGCCGGTACTATCAGTCCAAGACAAACAGTCCCGGTGGTGTACACTACCGGCATACAACTCCGCCTGCATGGTGGGAGGTGAGCGCATGAGCGACGAGATTCCTGAATGCCCCGGAAGATTTCAGCACGCTTGGGGCGACCCTGAACTCACAGAAATCGAATGGGGGGACCGCCATGAAACGGTGTGGGTTCGCCTCACCTGCGGTTACTGTGAGTGCGTCATAGAGCGGTGCTTAGATTCCCGTAGCGACGGCAAAGTGACTCTTCCCCCGCTCGCCATGTGCGAGATTGAAGAATGTGGTCGCCCTATTTGGAAAGAGGGGTATGAACACCGTGGCGACTACTACTGCTGCTCGTCATATGAGGTGAACAACTTCTTGTGCGACGATTCCCCTGAGTGGCCTGCGTTTGTCGCAGAACGGAATGCACGAAGGAGGGCTGAAGCGAAAGCGAAGAAGGAGGCGAGCGAATGACACACGGACCCAAGTGTGAGAGCGAGTGGTGTTCGTGCAACCATCCGAACCTGAAGGCGGTCATTGAAACAGACGAGTACATCTATTGGGAGTTCACGGAGGCATAAACATGAGCGAGTTTTTCTATTACTGTAAGGTCTGCGATGAGTGCATCTTTTACTACGGTGAACTTCAGCAAGTTGAAGTTCAGTATGTGCAAACAGACAGGGGGAACATGCTCGTCTGCAATTCACACGACCCTGATGATGTGGAGTACATGTGGCGGCGTGGGCCTTGTCAAGCCAAGAACAAAGATGGTACAAACTGCAAGTATGAGGCGAACGCCTCAAGCGATTTCATATGCGCTCGACACGGTGGTGGCAAGATATGAGCGACGAACAACTATACATTCAGGAATTGGAGAAAACGATGGAGCAATTGAGCAAGCAGGAATTGATGGACACAATCCTCCTAATCTTCAGTCGGATGGGTGAACACCTTCAAGAACAAGTGACAAGTGGTGAGGACAATGGAGTGGCAACCGGACAATGAAACGATGGCGTGGGCGAAGGAACACTTCGCGCAGATTCCCGAAGGTGGCATTTGGGCACCCGAGGGTACGGGTGTACAGTACAGGCGCATGGGTGAGAAGACCTACGCGCTCATGCTGATGTACAATCACCCTGAGGCTGAGGACTTCCATCAGAAGTTCAAGATGCTCTTTGAGGCATGCGGGTACACGATTGAGGAAGGCGACAACTACCAAATCGTTGAAGCCCCGCTCGACCCGAGGGAGCAAGCGAAGCAAGAGCATGAGCGTAAGCGGGCACTCGCTGAGGCATGGAAGTGTCCCAATTGTGACCGTCTGCTCATGGACAACGACTACACCCATGTAAGACATGAATACATTGACACCGTGGATGCACCCCTGT